GACGTTTATTTATCTCTCCAAGCCTCTTATATAACCTATTCATTTCAGACTTAGATAGCTCTTTTATCTCAAAAGCATCCAAAGCTTTCCTATATTCTTCAGCATATGTCTTTAACAATTTAGTAATGCTTTTTTCTAGCTTTGGATAATAAGAATTTTGTACTCGTCTTAAAACCTTAACTAATTTAGGATTAAGCTTCTTAGCGTTCTTTTTAGAAGCTGCCATTTTTATTCCTCTTCTGCTTTACCAGGCTTATTGTCAGGCTCTCCAACTGGCTCAGTATCTATCTCTTCAAAATCGTCACCCATCACTGGTATTTCATTCATTGGCATATAGACTACATTCCCACCCTCTATTGCCTCTTTGCCAACAAGCTCTCTTTGCTCGTTAACTAGTAAATACCCTTTTCCTTTCACAGCTCTTTCATATTTCTTATCAATATCCTCTTGCAAAGCTTTAACGTCATCGAAGTTTGGAACGATGTTATACTCGTCACTGTTCAAACCAAAGTCTGGAAACAAACTATGAGCAAGAGTGTTGCCTATCATTGCACATTCTGGAACAACCATTTCGTCATAGTAACTTTCTTTAGCTTGAGCATAGTTACTATATGTTGCTGCGTCCATCCCTGCTTTAGAACCAACAATAATTGGAGGAATACTAAAGGCCATACAAACACGTGTCTCTAACCTGGGCCACAGATTACCAAAATCAAGCTCATTCAAGCTTAGTCCCATTTTAGTCCAAGTAGCTCCACCTTCAAGCAACCCTGGTAGACCGGCATTTACTGCTCCACTCCACATTGCCGTCATTTCTTGCTTAGCTCTTTTAAACTCATCATCTGTTAGATTTTCACCTATTGAAAAGATACCAGATACTACTGCCATATTTGCAAGCAAGTACTTTATGTATTTGTCAGTCTCATTATCAGCATCAACGGACATTGAAGCTGCCAACAAGGGAGGGAAACCATAATAATCATTAGCTGGGTCTGTGTATAAAAACTGAATCATATCTTCAGCAGGACATGGATACCAGATACCGCCTACTTTAATTTCCCATCCAGAAATATATTCTTTAGAGTCAGCTATCGGCCTTACATCATTAGGTTTTCTATTCCATAATTCTACTACTTGACCACTTCCAGAACGTACCTTATGTAGATATGCAGTACCAGTCCCATCAAGATGATATTGTAATTTCTCTATTACCTGCTCCCTACTCCTATAAGGATTCGGTCGCGATAAGAGCTTTGAGATAGGATTACCTTCTACTTCTGAGCCATCCTTCTTTACTAGCCTAAATGGAGGTTCTTTTACTGATGTTGCATTCTGTCGCATACATGCATATACTAATCCATTACCCTTAAATCCCTCATTTATTAAAGTTTCAAAGTCATGAGGCATATCCTGTCCACGACTCGATTGAGAGGGTGAGATTAGAGCTACTTTCCTGTTAGGTTGAGGAGCCGTATCTACTCTAGCTTTCAGCTCTCGTATAAATAATTGAATAAAGCTCACTTAAGTCTCCCCTCCCTGCAATAAGTATCCAATAACAGCAAATAATATCCCTATAACGAGTAAAGCTAATGAAACACTTATAGTCCACAATGAACAAATAATGATGATAAATCCAACCAGCTCTAGAGCATTACTAATAAATTGTTTTGTCATGTTAACCCGCCATACTCCTAAATCGTACTTTTGGCTTATCACTTGCCATCTCATCTTCATAAGCGTATCTCAATGCATCTATCAAATGGTTATCTTTATCAACTGGAACTCTCATTGCATTGCCATTTTTATCTTCTTTCCACTTATACTTCTGTAGTTCATTCTTAGTATTCTGGCAACTTATATCAATTACGATATCTTGCCGCTGTAACCACTGAATACCATAGTTAACGGAATCAGGTCCCTTAACTGCACCTGTTGCATTAACGCCGAAAGACTTCAATTCTGCTATCGACTTTGGCTCTGCACTATCCCAAACAACAAGCTGTCTACCTACTATCTCTAATGTTGCTTCAGCCAACCTGTCGTTAGTTAAGCCGGTTTCATATAGCTCGTCAAGAACATATATCCTGCTTCTCTTCTTATCATATGCAGTATGTATTAAGCCGGCAGGATGTGAAGAGAATCCAAAGTCTCCACCATTCTTTAGTTTATCAAGCTTATCTCTAATCTCTGATAAGTCTTCTGTTCTCCAATTAGTAAAGATGACGTGCCCTAAAATGCCCCAGTTTCCTAATGTGTAGACGTCGTAATAATATTTATCAGTTTCACTCTCAAGAGCTTCAATATCGTCTTCCTCGAGGAATTTATTATCTTTATACGTAGTTTTAACGATAAGAAGATTATCTTGATGATAAACAGCCTTACTATCATCCCAACCACCAAAGAAAGTATCATATATCCAATGGTCTTGCAAAATTGGATTAAATGACAGTATAAGACGTTTCTTGTTTTTAGATTTACCTCTAAGGCGCTTTCCTAACTGTTTAATGTCTCTCTTAATTGTCTCAGTAGCTTCCTCTATCCATACATCTGTAATTACACCGAGTTCAGGAGTAATTGATTTGATTTTCTCAGTATCATCAAGGCCACAAAATATTATTTGATAGCCATTAACGCATGTGATAACTAAATCAGTTTTGTTGATTGAAAACAAGTCTTGAAGCTTGAATCGTTTAATAGCTTTAGTTATCTCATTAAATACAGATTTACGTATAGTTTTCTGTACGTTTCTAGCTATAAGGTAATTACGCCCTCCCTTTACAATATCAAGCACACATCTTTGCGCTAAAAATACTGACTTTCCAGATGACGCACCACCAAAGAATATTTGTGTTCTTGTTTCATCATATAAGTAAGGAAAGTAGACTTCATTGAATACCTTCTTACTTATTTTAATATCAATCAACATCGTCTTCTACTGCCACTCTAATAGTAATATCAGTTTTACCTATTTGCTCGAAACGCTTCTTATACTTATCGGGCTTAGTGCCCTCGAGTAACTGCTTCATTAAATAGTCTGAGTAGTTGCGTTTATGACCAACAAGGATTCCTCCCTGATATATTGGTTCAAGGACTCCATCGTTTGCTCTACGCATTGCCTCGCCTTCAAGAATATCTCCTGCTAATTCTTCTGCATCCTCAAAAGCTTTAGCGTAATTTTCGTCTTTAGCTTTCCAACGATAGTGGTCTTGACGCGGTACGCCGCTATCTATTGCAGCGTATGTTAGTATGCCGCGTATTATATAGGCTGCCAAGAATCTTCTTTGGTCTCTCTGTTTTATTCCATGACTTACCATAAAATCTTTGATAAATTGCTTGTGCGTTGGGTTGTTAGGCTGTAACAACGTGCTCTTGACTGCACACACTTATTTTTACCCCCTTTTACTGCATTTAAGTAGCACCTTACTAAGTGCCCCTCTATTCGTACTGTTATATTTTTATTCTTTATGTATATTTTCTTTTTCTACTAGTTTTTCATATTCGCACAACATAACGTCGAACTCTGGATTTACATCGTAGCATTTAACGATTACATCGCATCTAGCGCATGAGTCAGTATCTACTACCATACAGTCTATTCCCTCTGCGATTGATTCTAGAATTTTAAATATAACGTTGCTTTCTAATGGGTGACCGAGCTTATCAACATACTTTTGTTCTTTTAGTCTATCGGTTAACTCGCGCACTTTATCCTCCTATGCCGTTTCTTTTCTAATACCCTGATTGCTCTTTAAAGTACTTAGCCATCCGCTCAGCTCCATTAGCAATTAAGTTTAAAGCGATAAGCGGTGTAAATAAAATACATTGCCCAACAGCGATTAAGAGACGCTTATGGTCATACCACAGATTGCTAATAAATTGTTTCATGACTATTGTCTCCCAGCTTGTTCTTCTTCACGTAGCACTTTACATTGAAACTTACCTGTATTGTGCTTCCCTTTGCCCCTAGTTTCGCAGTTTAACAAATGATAAAAATACTGTTTTTCTCTGCAAAAGCAAGTATTTTTATGCTCTCCGTGGCAAGGCCTGCCTTTACATTTATCAACCATTACTCGGCCCTTCTACCGCTAACAAACAATATTTATCGGGATTTTCATTTACACAGCGTTTCTGTTTATCACAAGCAATACATTTGATTGATGATTGAACGTGTATTTCTCCTCCAGATGATGATTCATCCGATATAACTGGGCAGCCATATAATCTTTTTTCTTTCATGTCAATTATTCCCCTCTAATTTCAATCCTTATTACTTGATAAACAGCTGGATAAGTAGTATCTTTATCATATTCAAACCACATACAATCAACACAACTTCTTTCAGTTGGAGGATTCAAATTACACCCACTACATGCCGTATTTCTAGCTATCATAAAATCTACTTCAATACTCAAATCTAACCGCTGTTCTTTTCTTGTCATTATTTTCATCTCTTTTCTGTCCTTTATTCTCAATTCACCAGCTTGACTCTGTGAATACTTCTTAAAGCTAATGATAATCTATATTACTTACTTATTTTACTTATGATTTAACCTCATAGCTAACGTGAGATATTTTTCTTATTTGAGATTTAATGAGCACTATCTCTAAACACTCATTATGCTCATTAGACCACATCTTACAAGCAGAATATATACAAGATGCCGAAGACAGAATGTTATTGTCATCAACTGAAGCTTGTACTGTTCTATGGCAATTCATACAACTTATCTCCTTTTTACTACTTTCCTACAAAGTCCTGGATTTTCAAAGCATTTCTTTTTCAATTTACAGTTTTTACACTTTTTCAAGCGCCTCTAAAGCCTCTCTTCCTTCTACTAAATAATCAAGACCACACTCAAAAATAAAGTTTCCAGGTCTTCCTTCATCAAATTCGAGCATAACCCCGTCTCTAGTTCTATTCAATACTTTTGCAATATCTCCACGTTTAAACTGCTTTATAGCGTATTCATCGTCTTTTGCCATAGTAAGGGTTTCTTTTTTAGCTAGTTCATCATATATTTCAGCTACTTGTTTATTAGAAGCCATTCAAACCTCTCTTATTAACAATGATAATGATAGCACCCTAGAAAAAGTAGGGTGCTACCACCATCTCAATTAACGTTAATACCATCTATGTGACAGCCAAAACTGTTTAGCTTCGACTGGAGTTCTGTATCTACCAACAATGTATTCACAACCAGCTTTAGTTTCGCTTTCAGCATCACCTAATATCATCCATTTAGGGGAATTACCAAGCTGAAATAATCCCTTATATTTCCCTGACTTGCTAAGTCCTCCCGGCTTAATACATTCATGAGCCGATATCCAAACAAGAGCATCAAGATTTGCGTTATCTGTCCAATATTTTCTTCCTACGCTTCTTATTACTGAAGCATACGGGTGAGACCTATCTGTTCCGCGGCTTACAGTCTGTTTTCGCTTAAGTTCATTCAAAACAATTTGTGCTTTTAAGCTAATAGTATTTGCATTCTTTTCAATAGAGGGTGACGGCTTACCACCTACTATTTTCCCAGTAACATTGTTTAGCCATTTTCCACTTAAGCACGTATAGCCATAAATGCTATTACTAGATGCGAATGCTGAAGTAGGTAATAAATCTAACAACATCACTATTGCCAACATGACTACGATTGAAACAAAGGGTCTTTTCTTAATATAGCTCACCTCCTACGACAAAAGGTTTCTATAATAAAAGGGAGCCTTTCAGCTCCCTGTATTTTAGCTTTCAATCTTAGCTCAATCTTAACGGATAAGCTCCACCAGTTTCACTTTTTACAAACCATTCTCCATTACCTTCATGCCACTTAATCTTCATGAGCTTATCATCTTTTTCAATAATCGCCCATATTACGTTGAATCCATCTAGCCAACCATCTGAGCCCCACCATACTCTATGAACTTGTACTGTTGGGTCATCTTCGTGCATTTTTATGATTGAGATTATAGCTTTGTGCCTTGAATCCGACATCTTGGCATCCATCTCACTGAATACTGAAAGTGGAATGCTTCCAATTCGTCTGATGCTCTCACCTACATGTGCTTCGTGCAAATAATCTCTTTTTCTCTTAGACATTTTCGGTTCCCCCTTAGAGTAGCTATCATTTACCTTGATTCCAGTATATCTCGTGGGAGAACCATTGTACATACTTTTTTAAAAAATATTCTCATAAAAATAGGGAGAAAAGAGAACCTTCCCAAATCCCCCAACTCCCTATTTTTATGCAACTATCTTTCAAGAAATTCTTCAAGGCCTTCAATAATCTTCTTGAGCGTTATGCATTCTTCTCGCCAATAATTCTTCATAATCTCTGTATAGCTTACTGTATATGAATCTAAATATTCTTTAGTTCTTGGTCTATTTGAATCATGCTTTTTCCATATTTTGTATTCTTTGTAAGCATACCTGAGATGTTCTTTAAGAATTTTGACTTGTTTCCGTAGTTCACTTCTCTTCATGCCATTTCTCGCTTAATTCTCTAGTTAACCAGATGTCGCGTACTTGACTTTCTATTAAACCTTATATATAAACATTAAGCCTACATATAAACCTCCTTAGATGTCATTTAACAAATCAAGACATGTTACCTACTTTTCGTTAATATCATTATATACCATTAAGTACTTTAGATTTTATCAAGTTTCAAGCTTTTATCTTTCATCAATATTTAGACTTGGATATCGTCAACTATGACAGGCATAACTTCTTTAAACCAATCGTATATCATTATTGCAATCTCTCTCATCTGAGGATGAGCTTTTGTTGAAGTCCTTAGCTTGAGGAAGTGTCTCCACTCTCTCAAGTTCATTGTTATGACAATCTCTGTCTTAAGAGAATTTGGAAGAACAGAACGAGCTTCTTGAGCTGTAGCCTGTTTTTCAATAAGCGTTAAGTAATGATACTCAGCATCCTGCATTGCCATTTTCCAAAACTCATATTGCTTACTATCCTCATTCCAGAAACATGGCTTGATGAACGTTAACTCTCTACCAAATTTATCTTTCGAATAATTACAGTAGCGGGTACTTTCTTGCGAATAAGATGCAATTCTGTGGCGTACTATCTCGTGTGTAACCCCTCTATCACAAACCACTTTAAACGTTACATAGCCATGCTCAATGACGCTCTCATGACCAGATGCAATCACTCTTCTGACAAAATCCTCTGCAGAGTTAGTCGTGATTTTGTCTTCTGATTTATAACATGTTCTTCCAGCTTGTTCGATTTTTTTTAAAATCTGGTCTTCACTAAAGAACATCATGTCATTTTGTATTTCAATATACGGCTTGATAATTTTCACAACATTCTCCTTACTATAGCGATATTATTCCCAATGATATGCCAACCGAGATTGTTATATCTTTTCGTATCCTGAAAAACTCTGCTTGCGAAATATACATTTCGTTGTGAACTCTTCTATAATGCATTTTCTTAACAAAGAATTTTTCAAATACTTCTCTATGCTTGTCTTCCAAAAGCAATAAAGATTTGTCAATTGCCGAAATATTCTCTTTCCATCTCTCAAGCATTCGATAATCTATCAACTGAAATACTTTATTCATTACTACATTTGAATATCCAGTAGGAGCTATACATACTTCTCTAATTGGAGTTTCAGCAATAATAGATTCTTCTACCTCTTTAATCATTTTCTTTCTTATTTCATAATGTCTTAATTCTCCTTCAATGTAAATCTTTTCATGCTCCAACATTTGAATACTGTGTGATGACAACTATTACCACCCCTCAACTTAGAATACTAGCATAGCTCTTACGTCGTTTAGCCTTCTATGTACTGTAGCTTGAGATGTTTTCATCCTAGTTGCACATTCATGCTGAGACAAACCTTTTAAACGAAGCTGAACTAATAGCTTTTCATCAGCTGACAACTTTTTAATGACCTTTTTGTACTCTACTCTGAACTCAACTTCACTAAAACCATTCAACCTCGCAGCTTCACTTATACTTATGTCACATGGAATAGGCTGCCTAATTTCTTTATTGAACATTCTCTTAAGCCTATTCATGATAACTTGTGTTGCATAAGCTGCAAATCTCCCTTTGTCAACGTCATACTCGTTAGCAGCTATCACTAATCCCAAAAAAGCCTCTTGTTCCCTATCTTGCCTATTAAGAGTTTGAAATTTAGATGATAAAGATTTTGCTAGTGGCATGTAATTGACAATTAAAGCTTCTTTTAACGAATGATTCAACTCAATGCTCCTTAAGATAGTGCTTGCTTAAATGTCAAAAAAATAAAGGTACGCCAAGCTAAATTGGGGGAACCAAACGCTCAGCGTACCTTTAATTACATCAAATTTATGTAGCAATTTCTTACAAGAGACTTAGAATCTAGTCATCCTCATCTTCATCATCTAGCAAGTCATCCAAGTCATCCAAGTCGTCGTCATCCTCGTCTTCGTCTTCTTCATCTTTCTTGGATTTCTTCTTAGTAGCCTTTTTATCTTCTTTCTTCTTGTCTTTCTTCTTGCTCTTCTTAGCCGGCTTCTCTTCCTTCTTTGCTTTCTTTGCTTTCTTTGGTTTTTCCTCTTCTACCTCATCATCGTCGTCTACATCAACGTTTTTGTGACCATCACGTATGATTCTTTCGATTTGACGAGCCGAAATGTGCTGAGGAACAGAGTTAATTATCTCTTCCGGAGTGGCTGTCGCAAAAAGCGGAAACCTTCCCCCAATATCAGCTCTGTCCTCTTTACTTCCGCTTTTGAGAGCTTCAAAAGCTTCGCCAACTGTCCATCTTTTTGCCATTTTCTTCATCCTCCTAGTAGTTGTTTTCTTACATAACTTTTTACTTTTTATCCCCCATTTTTAAATTGTCAAAGAGCATGCTTGCGATTTCTATCTTTGTATTGCTCCAACTCTAGGGATTGAACCTAGCAAGGACTGCGCGCACAGTTCTTCGAGCACCTCAAGAGAATAAATCTCTTCCACTCAGTTGGAATATTGGTCTTTTACAAGTTTCCACCGTGATTAGCGCTGTTATCAAGCTCGCTCGCCGGAGAGATTCCGTATTTACTGATTTTACAGCGCCACGGCTGGCATCCGGTCTGCACAGTGCTCATCCTGCCAGTTTGTTCGCTATCTCATTTAAGAGGACCAATACGCCCGTTAGAGCTATGGCAACTATTCACTATTAAAACTTTCCAATGAGTTGCGCGTCTTGTTTTCCGTCTAAACTCAGTTTATGTTTCCTTGTCAAAGACCAATTTGATATTTCTATCTTTGCTTTACCCTTCCCCCGTCTAAAGAAGAAGGATACTGCCTAGACTTACCTAACTTCTACAATAGAACCTTCTTTGACGCACATTTCGTAATCATCTATATACTCAATACAACTTTCAATTTGATAATCTTCTATTTGCCACCATTGACGATGAGTAGTTACTTCTGGTTTGAGATTGAGCTTACATGGGCTTTTCAATCCTAACCTACATTGCTTACAAAGTCTGTGTTCACCCGTAAACTTTAATTCTCCTGGATGCTTGCTCATCTTTGGTTCCCCCTCAAAATCGCGTTTTACCTTATGATACGATAATAATGGGACTTACTTTGCTTGTACATACTTTTTTTAAAAATTTTTTGGAAGCCCTCAGATGTCATTTAAGCATATTTGTTTTAATCAATGATGATATTATCCCCAAGTTCTTGTTCGTTCATCTCGGGTTCACTCATTGTTTCTGTAAGTGACCTCCTGGCCATAACCAAAGTATCGATGATATTGTCTAACCCTTTAGCATCAACTACAATAGCATTTTTGATAAAGAACTCTGTTTTAACGCCATCAATAGTAACTTCAGCTTTTTGAGCTATTGATACCATACCATTATATTTTTGACTAACGACAAGCTGCTTATCACCCGTTATTTTACATGCAGCTAAATGACTAAACTTGTTCAATTTTTACTCCTTCTTTTTGTAGTATCTCAAATACCTTCTCATAGACCATTGCTTTATGAGTTTTAATCATATCAGCATTTACTATGCCTTTACCTTCTTCGAATTTTGCTATTTCACTTGATGCTTTACTAATTACAGCTATAACTTTTTTACATACACATTTACTCATCAGTATCATCTACCTCTATCTTAAGAACGAATACCAAGTTTACCAATCCTTCAAGATTGCTTGTAAGGTCGTCAATAATCTCGTCTGATTCAAATACTACTTTACACTCCCCATCTCTATCAAACCGAAGTCCATGGATTTTTGCACCATCCATTACTGAAATCTCTTCACCTGCAAAATCAATATCTACTATACAATCAGACCCTATCATCATTCCTAGTCTAAGCGTTTTCTTAAGCTCAGTGTGAGACGCTTTAAATGTTATCTTCGAAAATCCTTTTCTATCAACGTTGTGACCCTCGAAACTTGCTTCAAATTTACTCTTCATTTGCGTACACCTCTTTCAATCCATTTATTAGTGTTTGCTTTGGATTAGCTCTAATCTCTGATTCCCAGAGAAATATTATTTTATAACCATGGCAATTTGCATAATTTTTGAGTAACTTATCTCGTTCAACGCTATCAGGAAGATTATGCCAATAATCTCCATTACATTCGATAATAAGTTTTTTATGTGGAATATAAATATCTACAAACCAGAAACCTATTGGTTCTTGAGTTAAGTATTTAACACTATATTTATCAAGAACATCTCTTATCATAAACTCTATTGAAGAAATTGTAACCATCTTAGAAGCTTGCTGACCAGCTTTAATCCACTTATCTAAGTGTTTTAATTTATCTTCTTTAGACATTTTAGAAAATCTTTCTTTAGTAATAACCCCTTGTTTCAAACATGCTTCTTTTGAGCGTTTTCTGCCCCTTAACTTCGTGCTAATTCTTTCCCTTAAGCACTTATCTTCCATTGCAATTTTCATAGATTCACTTATTTTCTTTTTGTGTTCTTCACTCAACTTTCTTCCTCTGCGTCTTTGACCTATTTTAGTATTATGTTCTTCTGTTCTCTGATATACGCCAGATGTCACCTAAATATCACCACTTTCATATAAGCATTTTAGCCATTCATAGATTTCTTTATAATTTTCTGGACTAAACGCTACTAACAAATAAGATGGCATTAAATCAATAACAAAAACTGGAATTTTATGACTAACAGCTGCATTGTAGAATAAACTCTTAACATCATCTCTTCGAACAGTTATTCCCTTCCCTTCTGTAGACTTTAATTGTGCGATTATTTCTTCTCCATGCCCGTCTTCTTTTTCAAGCCACCCAGCCCCAGATTGCTTAGTAGGCTTTAATCCCAATTCTATCATTACTTCATCTTCACGTTTAGACCACTTTTTTGGCATTTATAATCCTATCTAACTTCTATTACTGCAGTTTTTAATACCGATTGAACTTTTACTCCCAATTTGTTATTTACGAGATGCCAATAATTATCAGATTCATACCATGTAGTTTTTGAAGTCTTAACAAACTGTTTTCTTGCAGTGATAACTTCATTTACTTCAGGTCTTTCTACTTTACTTGGTTCTTTTCTGTTAAGTCTATCAAGCTTCATTTCTCCCATATCCACCTACCTAAAATAAAAATATGCCAAAAACACGCCTAAAATGATAATAAAGTAAGAAACTGCAATTATAAGACAACCATACTGTTTTCCTTGATTAAAACGATGCCCTGTTCTCATTATTTCTCCTCTTTTAGCGATGCGCCAGTTTTAAACGGATACAAGCTCATACAAGCTGCATCTGCTGCGTCGTGGTCAACATCAAAACCTAGTTTTGAAACAAATTTAACTGCATCTTCTTTATCAGACTTTGCCGAACCTAGCACTTTTGACTTCCAACTTCTTGTGTCTACCGAATAAACTAGCTTTGGATACGATGCATCAACAATTGTAGAAACTAATCCTCCTAAGGCAATAACTGTCGCTTGAGATAAAAACTTTTGTGAAAACAATCTAGTTCGTTCAACGATTACAAAATCAACTCGATACTTAACTATTGCCAAAGCCACTGACTTAGAGATATATTTTCTCTTAGTAGTCTTTTTTTTAAACTTTGATAAATTAACAGACCAGCATGTAATTAACTGATTATCTTCAGAAATTCCAAAGCCAATATTTTGATAACTTTGGTCAATAGCTAAGTATCTCATTTGCCTATTCTCTCTTTTTAATAACTACTACTACTTCATCAAGACCTTTTGTTTTTATCTTAATTACCGTAGTAGGTCCCATTAGTGTAAGCTTTACAGGCCTAGAGTCTTCCTCAAATACTGCATGTAATGCTGCAATAAATGCTCTAGCCTCTTCTTTCTTCATTACAATCTTCCTTGCCTGTAATCAGCCAGCATTCTTGTCATTTCCATACTTGCCCTTCTAACTGCTGCAGTTTCCTTAGTGCAATATGTATGTTCTTCTTTTGCAGTATCACTATTTATTCTAGCAATTGCCCCTTCTACAGCTCTTAAAAGTATCTTGCATTCTTTTTTAAGCTTTTGATACTTAACTAACTCTACCTCATTCATTGCTTTACCCCTTTCAATTTTTCTCGTTTAGTTCCAAAGCAAGCCTCTCGCATTGGACACGACTTAACTCTTCCCACTGCCTTACTCACGCATTTAGGATGCTTTCTAGGAATTTTTCTATCTTCTTCAAATAACTCTGCATACTTTTTAATTTTATGCAATCTATTTACAAACTCCCAAGCTACCCCTGCATCATACTCAACTACAAAAACTCTAAATTGCTGAGTATTTTTATCTTCAACTAAAATAATACCATTAGGGATGCCAGTTAAGTGCATATAAAACTGTACCTGTCTTACAGCATTTAGCGGTGGTGCTTTCCTTAACATTACGAACTGTTTAGTGCTCATAGACTTGATTTCAACTACATATCTTTTGTTGAATAATCTCACTATTGCATCAGGGGTAAAAAATATTCTTAGTTGCTTAGAGCCTCTAGTTCTCTCAACATGCTCTGCAATTCCTCCTTGCTCAAAAAGACTTTGCCACTTTTCATGAACGCTCCACCCATTAAGAAATATTCTCTTTACAAATGGATTTATGTACTCTACAGACCTCTTATAGAATAGCGACAATACTTGCTCTCTATAACAAAACTCTTTATCTCCAACTATAAGAGCTGAAGCATGAAGACCTACTCTCTCATTACGATTTTCAGCTTCTATGTAGAATAAATCGTCAAACTTTTTAGTTATCATCTCGCTTAAAATTTCATTTGACATCAGGTTTTTCTACCCCTCTAGCTTTCATTACTTCTTCTATCTCTTCCAAAACTTCAAATGGAAACTTTAAACCAATTGCATTACAAATATCACTTTTATCTAATGGGCATTCATAACTACTATTAGCACAACCTTTATAGCCTATATTTTTAGTTGTTGTATAGCAACACGCACAATTTTTACTACCTCTATCAATTAGTTTCCCTTCTAAAATTCTTGACCATTTAATCCAAGTTACTTGTAATTGGTCATATCCTTTTTCTAATAATTCAATCATTTCATTTCTGTCCATTTTACCTCTTTGTGATTCTGATATTTTTTCTTAGTTTCTTCTGAATGCTTTTTAATTCTAGCGTATACTCCCGTTGGCACCTTATTCCTCCACTTTAAGCTGCTTGCGAATTTCTTTCAACTCTTCATGAGCAACAAACCCCCTGTCGAAAAGAAATGGAATTTCGCATTCCCCTTGAGGAGCAGAGACTTTTGATTTTATTATCTTAAGCTTTATTAACTGACCAATCTTCTTCCCTCTCTTTCCCTCTATCCAGCCGCGACGGCCGACTTTTATTCTAAGAGAACAGCAATGTTTAAATGCATGACCTCCGGGAGTATCTGTTTTATCTCCAAACATAATCACAGACCCCATCTTGTCTCTTACTTGATTGATAAAAATAGCAGTAGTTCCCGACTTACTCATGTGATTTTGTAAAGTAAATACTTTTTGACTGAGATACCCTGAGATTCCCCCTACTCTACCTGATTTTTCCATATTGGTTTCCTCAAATTGAGACCTTTGAACTAAAGCAGGGATTGAATCGATAACTATCAGAGGTATTCCTGCATCAACCATGTTAAACATCATTTCAAAGTATTGTTCGGCCCAATCTAGTCTCGAAACTATAAGCCTACCTTTTTTATTTCCAAACAACTTAGCTCTATTTTTATCAAACGTATTTTCAGCATCGAAGAAATTTGACATTCTTACTTGTGCACACAAATGATAAGCTAATGTTGTTTTACCTGCAGATTCATTTCCCGATATTTCTATTATCCTCCCTTTCGGGATTCCTCCCCCTATTATTTCATCGAGCTCTGGTAATCCTGAAGACCACCTAGGAATTTCAACATCTTCAGAACCAAGTGTGTATAATGCGTGCTTACCAAACTTTTTCTGTGCCTTTTTGATGATAATTGCTAACTGCTCTTTGTCAATATTGCTCATTACCACACCTTCATCTTTTCTGCTTTTGAATATAATGTACTGTTGTACCTTACCACTCTATCATAGTATCTTTCCATATTAAATTCTATTGCTCCTGATTCCTCCAAAGCTCTTACTACTTTTGCATTAAGTTGTCTTTTGGGAACTCTATCTTGCAATAAATCTAACGAATTATAAGGTCTGCTTTCTTCAATCAATTCGGCCGTTTTCATGCCAATTCCTTTAATTGTAGAAATTCCCTCCTGGATAACTCTCTCTCCATCAAGCTCTTGCAAACTAAAATCAGCCGTTGCATTTACGTGAGGAAGCAATACTACAATTCCTTGTTTGATAGCGTTTGCTTTGTATACTTCTCTTTTGTATTCATTTTCTTCATTAAGCATTAGAGCATACCAGAACTCTGTAGGGTAGTACATCTTAAGCCACATCATATAGAATGAGATTAAAGTGTACCCTACCCCATGACCCTTATTAAATAGATAGTTTGTCATTGAGTCATACAGCTCTTCAGCTTGTCGCTTAGGAAGATTAGAATACTTCTTTGAGCCTTCAACAAATTTTTTCTTCAACAAACTATCGTCTTTATCTCCCTTTCGCAACCTAAGATATTTCATAATTTTATCAATATCAGGCCATTCCATGTGAGCCAACCCTCTACAAATTTTCATGACCTGCTCTTGATAAACGAGAACCCCATAAGTATCATCTGTGTATTTAAACCAGGGAGTATTTTTATCTACTCTGCCCTCTTTACCATCCAAGAAAGCAGAATGGAGACCCAATGTGATGGGAGCTGGACGATTAAGGGCTGTAACAGCGACAAGGTCTTGGAAATTATCCGGTTTGATAGCTGTGAGGAGCGAGATAGCTCCCGCTTTTTCAAATTGAAAGATGCCAACAGTATTACCCTTTGCAAACTCTCCATACACTCTTGAATCCTCAAGCATATCATATCTAAAATCAACATTTGTTAACTCCTCTACTTTTGATATTACAGATTGAGTAGAAAGACCTAAAGCATCTATCTTAAGAACACTTATCATTCCAAGACTTCTCAAATCATAAGAAGTTACTAGCTCACCCCTTACTCTTTGCAACGCTACCATGTCATCTATTCTACCATCTGTTACGGCAATTCCTGCTGCATGACGACCAATAAATCTAACTTGGCCATACAACTTCATGAAATGTTTAATGATACCTTTGTACTTGTTATTGAATATCCTCACATGTTCATTCTTAAGGACCCCAGATACATCGTGTGGGTCTTTAATCATAGCATTGAGTCTATCCTTAATAGCCTTTAAGTCGTCATCCAGAACCTCCCACAGCTTACCAAGTTCATTCATAAGGTTATCTATTTTATAGTATCCAAAAGTGCATATTGGTGCCGAACGACCTTTATTTTTTTCAAGTATATATTGAAGGACTTCATCTCGTCTTCTAGCATCAAAATCAATATCGATATCTGGCATTGCATTCTTATCGGGCCTTAAAAATCTTTCGAAATGAGTTCCAAGGATTATCGGGTCTACTTCAGTTATCCCTAAAGCATAAGCTACTAAACTTCCACAAACCGAACCTCGTCCCGGTCCAACACCAATATCTTTAGATTTAGCATAATTGATTAAGTCCCAAATTAACAAGAAATACTCTTCAAAAGATTTACCTTCAATTACTTTTAATTCGTGCTTCGCTTGCTTGACGTATTCTTCGCTAGTTTTGCCTTCTGCTTTCAACCCTTTGATTACTAACTTTCTTAACTTTTCTTTTGGAGCAATACCCCAATTATAATGTGGTACTACCTCTTTGAATGTTAAATCGACGTCACATTTATCAGCAAAATAACAAGCATTTTCAACATACTCTCTCGGATTAACCCCATGAATATCTCTAAATTGCCTCGAAATATCTTTCGCTGAGGGCATGTACAAAGTTTTATATGCATCTCCTATAGTACTTTTTGCTAGTTTGTGCATTACCTGATACGTATCAAAATCTTCAGGTGAAGGATAGTGAGAATCATGAGTAAGAACCGCTTTTATTCCAAGCTTTTTAGACATTTTCATATTAAATACATTTGAAGCTAATTGTGCAGGTAGTTCATTGGGCATCATTTCTAAGAAAAAATCATCCTCGAAAATATTATAAAAAGCTCTAATAAACTTCTTAGCCAAGTTAGTTTTCTTAGCATAGACAAGCTGAGCGTTTAATCCTATCATACAACCTGAACCACAGATTATCCCCTCATGACATTCTTTGAGCATATTAAACGTTACTATAGGAGTTCTATAAAAATTATTCGTACTTGCTTCTGTCATCAACCTCATTATGTTCGAGTATCCTGTTAAGTTTTTGGCAAGAAGCGTTAAATGAAACCGTGAGCTTTTCTTGTTAAACTTTGGTTGAAAATAAGCTTCGACTCCTAGTATCGGTTTAATGCCAACTTTGTTACATTCTTGATAATGTTCTACTAATCCACTAACATTGCCATGATTGGTTAAACTTAACGCTTCTTGACCAAGTTCTACTGCTCGTTCTGCAGACTGCCTTGCCGTTCCAAAACCGTCAAAAATGAGAAAACATATCATGACGATGCAAGTTGCACCACATTTCAGTCACCCTAAACCACCCCCTTTAGTCCATATATTAGAGCTCTTTTTGGATTTTCTCTAATACTAGACTCCCAAAGAAACACTGTTTTATATCCATTTTCTCTAGCATATCTTTTTAACCGTTTGTCTCTTTTCTTTCTTTCAGGAAGATTATGCCAATAATCTCCATTACACTCAATAATAAGTTTTTTATGTGGAATATAAATATCTACAAACCAGAAGCCTATTAGTTCTTGAGTTACATATTTAATACCAACTTCATCCAAAATGTCTCGTATCATTAACTCAATTGACGATACAGAATAACTATTTTTGCATGATGCAATCATTGCTGGCTTCATGTGACTTGCTCTTTCACTTTTTGTCATTTTAGCAAATCTTGCAGAATTTGCTTTACTTATCTTTTTACCAAAACCATCTGGCTTTTTTACTCCCCTACTAGCCTCTATAGCTTTAAAAGTTATAGCTTTTCTCTTTTCTGCAGACAAACTCTTATAATATTTTTTTATCCCTTCTTTGTTTCTACTACTTAAAGGCTTCCCTTTTCTTGCCTCACTCATCTTTCTCTTTGATTCTTCTGAAAAAACACGACCCTTCATTTTTTCAGATAAAATAATATACCAACATTCAGGACAACAATATTTCAATCCCTTTCTTTTAACTTTATTATTACAACTTTCTCTTTGACAAATTTCCATATCAACCCAATTAGACAAGATTATCACTCCAATGTTGAACATAAGGTCTAGCCCAAGCAGAGTTTCTAACATTAGCTACAAAATACTTAAGACCACTAGAGTGGTAATTATGCTCTTTCATTAACAAGCCACCAAATGGGTCAAACTTGGCAAGCATAGCATAGCTAAAATCACTATTGTCTACCATCTTTTGATAAAGATTTGCCAATAAGAAAGCATCGTCTAGAGTATAGGATACTGAGAAATTAACAGGACGAATATCTTTAATCAACCTCAATGTTTCCCAATCTTTTTCATATACATGCATGCTAGTAGCAGTATGATAATATTTCCCTATATTGAGATTAAGCTCATTAGCGATTACTTCTTGAACAAAAGTGAAGATAAAAACATCATATAGCAATTTGCCAATAAAATCATTAGACCTCATATACACGTGACATTCTAGCTTTCCATTACGAACAAGAAGATTTATTGTGTTAATACATGGAAAGTTTTTTGTCTTAACAACACTATCTCTATTTGTTAAAATAGGAATAGACGCTTGTCTTGTCGTAACGTCTTGCCTTATTTTGTCAACAACATCATTGATAAAAGGGGTGACTCTTGCTCCATAAGCTCCATAAAGTGAAACTCCATCATCAGAAAAATATTGCCAATCTTCATTTAGCCACTTGTAATATTTAAGTTCTGAAGTAGGAGAAAACATTAAAACAGATTCACCAATTGCTTGAATTAAATCAAAGTTAATAACTGAAGGGAGAATTAACCTTGATTGAGGATTCCTAATGCAAAATGAAAAATTTGTAAGCTCTCTTACCCTTGTATCTTGAGAAGATACTATTGGAGCTTCTCTTAAAGCGTCTTTCCCTAGTAAAACTATTTCCGCTAAAGTGTTAGCTGTTATCGAATATGACATTATTTCATCCTTTTGTTGTTTTGTTATTTTATTAGTATATATTACAGTTATTTGAGATTATTCAAACTAATCTAAACTATCTTCATGCTCAGCCAATAATGATATTTCATTATATGCTTCCTGCGCTGCAATAAAGCCTTCATATTCTCTCATTATTTCTGTAAATAAATTTGTTGCTTCTGGATTTGTTCCGTTCATCTCATCTCTTCTACACTGATAAATAAAATCATCTTCGTTCCAATCAAACTTATCACTATCTTCATCTGGGAAATACAGGTTTGTCGCTCGTCCACTTCTAGACATTGACATATAGAACTTTGATGGTTGATGAATATCTATCATGCCGTTCATCACAGCAAACCTCTCAAGAAGATTTAAATACATTTGGTATGCAATTATGTTGTCAGTCTCGGGTTGAATCTGTTTGTCAATTCTTTGAATAATGAAATGAATACAATCCTTAAGACTCATTCTCATAAAGTAAAATGTAGACAAGCAACGAGGTAGAATATACCTAGCATCCATAATTGAAATTCTCTTAGAGTCAATCATATCGCAATATAGCTGCTTAGATTGCTCAACAAGACTTTCATATCTTTCATTGAACTCATCTGATTTCTGTATTGAATTTGGGACAAGAGCATCTTTATGCGTCCACCATTTATCTCCAGAACAATCAGCTGCAAAACTAGCATTTCTATATCTGAGAATATGAGTTACTTCTTGAAGAGAAATTCCTGAGATTGAAAATACTAGATTTACCGTTTCAAGTGCAGTGGGGAGAGCTCTTCCTTTTAAACACTCTATTATTTTTGCATCCTTTTCTTGAATTGTCATAAACCTACTATCAAACATATTGTCAGACCACGTTGCTTCAAGAAAAGGAACCAAATAATTTCTTAAGTCATTAAGCGTTGGAGATTCAATAAGCTGAACATCTATCGATTCTAAGTTATTTAAGAATCTAGTTGTTGGTCTTTCGTTAAATCTGATAGTCATTGGTAACTTTACTGGTTCTAAACTGTTGTCTTTTGGCATTTTATTCTCCTTGTTATATTATTGCTTTATCTAGAACTTCTTCTAGCTTTTTCTGAAAGAAAGCTTTGTCCTGTAATGCTTCATTTAGCAAAGGTTCTAGAGACACATTACCAAGCTTCTTTTCATTAGTACAATACTGAATTACAGATAGAATGTCTGCAATCTTTACTACCAATCTTGCTAAGAAAATATTATCATCAAATTTTCCAAGAGTGACGTTAAAAATATCTAATTGCTCTGGGAAATGCTCTTGAATGAACATATTTTCAAAGGGAACAAGTATGTCATTTAGCTCAGGAATTAACTGCTTTGCATCATGAGTAATGTCATTTGTAATAATTTCGGGTACATCGTGTATCATTGAATATTGCATTGCAATTAGCTTTATTTCATCTGATAACTGCAACTTATCGCATATCATCATTGTAAATAATGAAGTAAAGTAAGAATGAGCTGCCACCGTCTCATCTTTTATCTTTGCTCTGTTATTGTACCTAACAAGACTATTTAGCCTATAGAGCAATCCAAGTTCTTCATCGTCTATCATTCTATGTCTCCACTAAAGTCATCAAATACGTATAACTTAAACACACTTTCTTTTGTGACGTTTTTAATAACTTCTTCCCTAGACTTAAAAACTCTTCTTCCAGATGCAGCAAGCATTAAATTAAAAGGATTATCTCCTAATGTCTCTGCAAAATACACAATTGGAATACTGCTACTAAAAGCAACCCCGGCTTCAAAAATTGTTCCAACATCTTTTCCATCAGTTATTGCAAAAACCATCTTTGAGTTAAAAATAGCATCAGTATTTTCCTTGAATACTCTCTGCCTATCTTCCGCCGTAGACTTAGCAGGCAAAAAACAATTCTCTTTTGGACTAAAAACCGTGAATCCTGCATCTCTTAGTATCTTTTTTATTGCTTCTTCTCGTTCGACCTGTTCTTCATTAAAGAATGGAGATGCTAAGTAAAAATCGTTTTTCATGTTACTTCATCCTCTCAACTTTTTTAGTGATAATTTTAACATCTAAATCAACATCTTTTTCAAACCTAACGCTGTAAGAAGGATGCCTTATCGATACACTGTCTATCAGCTTAGAATAATTCATTTCCTCAAACATTTCAGTAACATGATTTCCCAATAAAATTGCAATCTCTGGCTTTAGTAGCTTTATTTGAGCCGTAAGAAACTTACTACATTGGCTGCATTCTTTCCTAGTACTCAACCTGTTTATTTTAGACGTTGTACAACAGATTAGATTTGTAAACCAGCAATCGTTGTAGATTCCTGCCTTGTGCAATACTTTTTTAAGATACTTAGAGCTTTTACCATCACTCCACATTCTTGCATAGTTTTCATGATACTTTGATGAAGCACTGCTGGGTGCATCTCCGATGACAATAAACCTTGGATGCATATTACCATAAGGAACTACCTTCCGATGTAGTACGCTTTCACACAGCTTACATCCGTTCATATCCCATATAAGCTCTAGTCTAGTTCTTGGCTTCGAGTTAATAACCCAGGGAATTGTAGTTAACTGTAGATATTTTCTGTAGATTTTCGTAAGCTTATCTATTTTAGTTACTACAAATTCTTCAACCAAGTCATCTTCTATATCATTTAACACTTCTTTATCTTCATAGCTTTTTATGCTATTCGATAAGACTAACAGAGCTTCTATGTTGCTGTTGTTTCTCATCCTGAATCCACCCTAACACTTCTGATACTGGATTTTTTAAGTTATATCTCATTTTATCGAGCATGCTTTGATTGTAAACTGTTTCAAAAAGCTCTTGATGCATCTTTAAATCTCGACCAGCTCTTTCATTGACACTTTCTAAATCATCTTCCATATAAAGAAGCTTTGCTCCCATTTTAAAGAGCTGGTCATCAATGTCAAATACCCAACTAGAGTAGTACCCTCTTTCAATCATTCCATAGACAAACTCTGATAAATGAAATCTGTCAAAAATAACATTGAATGAATCTGGGCATTTCATTAAAATGTTAGTATAAGCTAACAAAACTGCTTTAGAATGAATGCCAAAAGCATGTTTGTCGTGAGAATATTCTTTGTTAGTATCGTCGTTAATGCTGTGATAACCAAGAGAAGATTCTAAGAAGTTAATAAGCGTACTTTTACCAGTATTGTTAACTCCTTCTACTATTAGAATCATCGTTATTTATCCTCTTCCTGTCTTCTATGATTTTCTTTATCTTTTTCTACAGATACTCTATAAATGTCATCAGCATCAAATCCACAAAATAAAGTGATGTTGGTTAGAAACTTAAATGCATCAACTATCTCTTCTAACAAATACTCATCACTTTCGTCGGTTTGCTCTCTCCATGTTTTCCACTTCTTGTTAACATTAAGTACTTCACCGATTTCAGCTATCAAACCAGTAACGTGGAGAGGGATTAACTCTGGATGTTTCTCGGGTAATTCAACATTATGTATTAAAAGTTGAAGCTCTTTTTGTAACTCAAATAATGTTGCTAACCTGTCTTTATTCATCGTCGTCGTCTTCATCCTCTTCATATTTTTCTACCAATGCCGTCTTAAGAGCTTTTCTCAGCTTCTTAGGCTTTTCACGGTCATCATCGTCAATATACTCGTCGAGGTCGATGTCTTCTTCATCGGCAAGCTCTTCCATTTCATCGACATCTAACTCGTCTAAGCTATCCATAAGCTCTTCAAGCTTTGAAACTTTTGGAGCCTTCTTAGACTTCTTAGACTTTTTAGGCTTCTCTTCTTCGTCTTCAAAGTCATCATCTTCTTCGTCAACCTCAAAGATTACTTTAAGAAGCGCGAATACTTGTTTCTCAGTAAACGGCTTAATCTTGCTTGCACCCTTAAATTTTGACTTGTCCATTGACACTATAGAATACTGCGTTTCAAGCTTTTCACCAACCCTAGAAACTACAATATCTCTATCCATAATCGTACCAATAGTTTCGTATAAGTTAATCAAGTGTGGAACAGGAGAGTTTTGAGCCGCTTTGAACATAAACATCTGGACTTTCTTATCATCATAACAATATACAGACCAGATAAATTGCTCTTTTGTCCGCACATCATCTCTTTCGCAATATGGGCATTCCATCCCAAAATGTGTTAAACAAGGAGTGTTTACTTCTCCCCATTTATCGTGCATTGTAACCACTGTTGCTTCTTCAAGGTCAGTCAAAAACCGAACTCTTTTCTTAGAATCGGCTTTTAAATAAAACTGGCCTTCTTTGCTTTGTCCACTTTTCTTGATGCGATTCTTCAGTAAATCTAACATTGAACCGCCTTGTTCTTTAGCCATTTGCTACCTCCATAGATGTAAATGATTGTTTAATAAGTATATATTCGAAAGATTCAAAATTATTCAAATTTTATTTATATTTTCTCTAACATCACCCCACATTAGAAATAGCAAACAGCATATAGCATGCGCTAAATGATTCAATCCTGTTTCTTTATCAAGCTTTTCACCGCAAATCCAAGCTTTAAAATGTCTCATACCAGCAGCAATATATCTTTTTCTTGCATTTGGTACTGTTTTCCAATTATCATCAGTATACTTACCTGACTGGACAACACTCGTTAATACTTTTACTACCTCTTCTACTTGTTCAAAAGGAAGTAAATCCCATCGAGGTTTTCCACTGTCATACTTAACTCCTGCTGGCTCTAGTGGTTCGAGTGAACCTAGGTCATGCTCATTAGAAAAACGTTCATCAGAGAATAACTTTACTGTCATACTAACCTCTTTTCAAGTATTTTTTTTAACTTTAACTGTGTTTCAAACCATGCCCTTTTCCACTGATATTCTGATAAATCTCCTATGTCTTTAGCCAGCGGTGGAAATTTAAATCTAATAACTTTCTTAAAGTGTTTACGTAAAATTCTAGTTCCTTCTCTCCCTGTTGGAGTATTGTCCAAAGCAGAAATTACAACATCAGTATATTCTTTCAATTTTTCAATTTGGTAAGGGGTTATCTTCCAACCAAGAATAGCTACTGAATTTTTAGCTCCATATTGCCATGCTTTCATTAAATCCAAAGAACCCTCTGTAATCAACACTGGAGCTTCTACTACTGTACCCATGTACGTTAATTTCCTCTTAAATCCCTCTGAATATAAGTACTTACGTTCATCATCATTGCCATCTATCCTTCGACATATACTACCTTTAAATTCCTGTTGCTCGTATATTGGGATTAAAACTGGGTATATATCGTTAGGATTCAGTTTAACGCCAAAGTTTACTAATGTTTCTTTTGAATAACCTCGTTTCTTTAAGTATTTTAAAGCTAGCTTATTTTCTTTAGTGTAAAATCTCCACTTAATCTGAGGTAATGAATCGTAGTACAACTGAGAATGAAATAACAATTCTTCGCTTGTCAATTTTTCTTTATCAAATCTTTCTTTCATCATCCCTTCTAGTTCATTATCATTAAAATCCCCCGTTTTCATCCTCTTTATTAGTTGCATTGCTTTTAATTCGTTAACACCTTCTATTTGTGCTACCATCTTAATAGCATTACCGCTAATTCCACATCCAAAACAAAAATAAGTTCCTTTTTCTATATTGATAGATAAGCTAGGATTATGTTCACCATGGAAAGGACAAGGGATTTTTATATCATAATCTATAGATACATTAGATTCAAGAAGTTTATAATGTTCTAATACCAACAATAAGTCTATATTGTAATCCATTATATATTTTCTTCTCTCTCTTATTCCCTCTCTTAATCCCTAATTTATACTAAATATATTCGGAAGATTTGAGATTATTCAAAATACTTTTAATAAATTTTTAAATATTTTGACATTAAAAATGGGACCCCCAGCTACCTCTCAGATGAACCTTTAGCTAAGTCTAATATATTTCCATATCGACCTATCTAACGTTTATCTGAGGGTCACTGAGAACCCCAAGATTAAAGCAGCCCTTTTTACTTAAATATTCGCCGTTTGCGTTGTTTGCAGTAAAAGTCTTTCTCTTTTTCAGTAAGAGTATTGTCTACCATATGTTGCTCGTCATTACAATCATCACAATCATTACAAGTGCACCGATATTGTTTTGCAAGTATTTTTAAAAATCGCTTAGCGTTGTCTTGCATTTTGTTCCCCCTTTATAGTAGGTGTTACCTTGAAGTTCTACTATAAAAAGCTTCTCTTGCATCGTACATACTTTTTTATAATTGTTTTTTTTAACTTAGTTCTTTCCCCATGTACAACACTAAAGCTATTATTGCTATGATTATTGCAAAGTATGCGAAGTCTGGTAGCTCTGCTGCCCAATCCCCTAGTTCGATAAAAGCTAAAAACATTGTCATCTCCTATTTAAAAATATCTACCATGTTGTTCATTACATAAAGTAAGTGAATTAACGACTTACCAAAAACTGGAGTTCCTTGAGCTTTAAATACTTCTCTAAGATGTATCGCTGCATCTTTAAAAGAATCTAAAATTACTTCACAACCATCGACTTTAACAAAAACAACTTTAGATTCTGAAAACGTACAAACGAGTACTTCAATTTCAGCTTCTTCGTCTTTTACTAGTATTTCGAGTTTATTATTGGTCGTTTTCAAGTTAACCACTGCTAACACCTCCTATCGAGTTAATTTTATTAGCAAAAAATTCATAATCAGTCTGATTTGACCATTCGATTTCCCACCTACAATTGCTCTCTGGCATCGTTTGAACTCTAGTAATCTTACCATTACAAAACTTAACGAGCCGAGCTAAAGCTTCACGATAGCTCTTACTTGCATCTTTTGAAAAGATTATTTCTGACCTAATCAATTTAACAACCTCCTTAATATTTTGTTCCTGCCTTTATAGAACTTTTTTTTATTATATAACTCGTTTTTATCGGTCTTTAAATAGAATACCTTTTTCTTCAACATGACCTTCGTAATACTCTTTAGCCATTTTCTCTGCATCAGCTTTGTCCGCATGTATAGATACTAATTCGGGTCGCTGACATTCACATTGTACCTCGCATTCGCAAGGGTCTTGGCAAAATACAACATACACTTTTTTTCATTACTGTTCCCCTTTTTAATATTCTACTTTAATATTTTGAACTAGTTTCATTCAACAGACGATTTGTGATATACGTTATAAATGCAACGCGTTGTGACCGCGGGGTGCTTCTAGTTAAGTTGATTATTTGCTGTATTATAATTTCTAGCTTGTCATTCTTTTTAGCAGCACGTTCTTGTGTTATAAGAGAAAGTGTTGCCAGAGATGCACGATTATTAGCTGATAGTTTATTAACTAAGTCTTTATCGTCAGAAGCTATTCCAGTGAATCGTGGAGTGCCAAGTAGAAAAACTTTTTCGCCTTCTTGCCTCTCAACTTTTGCTTCATAAATATAACCTACAGAGTAAGAGCTACTTGCTTTAAATAAAAGTTCATTGCCGTTTTTATCAATCCACAAATGTATGCGCTTGTTAGTTTTTGAAACTCGAGTACCTCCAAAAATCCAACTTTCAATAGTTACATTATCTTTCTTGTCCATTATGGCTCCCCCTAGCTTATTATATAAATTTCTCATTCTCGCCAAGAATATGATATTGACTAAGAAACTCTGCATCATTCTCAAAAACTCTTGAAACACATCTTGTTCCTCTGTGTAAATTCATTGTCACTCTAAGAAAATATGTTTTTCCACTAAGTATGTCTCTTTTAATGTCTGTTATGATACCTTTGTGAGCAGTCTTAAGCTCTTTAACGTGTGTGCCAACAACAAACTTTTTCATTTTTTAGTTCCCCCTAAAGCTGACATTTATATTGTGATTCCAATATACTACGGCTAAGCAGACACGTACACTACTTTTTTTATTTTTTTATAAATATTCAGTGTTCATCAGATGAAGCCTAAGCAACCTACAGAATATTGACATATGTTTTATCATCTATAGTTTTTACATTAAGCATGCTTTAACTGAATATAAAAGAGAAGGACCGAAGCCCTTCCCATAATAAGATAATAAGGGGGTATTATCTTAGTTATCTCTTGCCCATTATGTTTTTCATCGATTTAAGAAGCTCTATCAATTCATCAGCTTGTTCCATAGCATCTGGCATTCTTGATATTTTACCTTCCATTACTTTTGTGAAGTTTTTGACAAACTCTTTAGATGTTTCATTAAAAGTAAATGCCGCATTTTTTACTTTAGCTTCTTTAATTGCCTCTTTAGCTGATTTCATTTTAGTCCTCTCATGATAGTTAGTTTACTATTCAATTGAGCTCTCTGAGATGAGAGCTCTCAGAATGTTAAACTACTTTTTCTTTTTAGCCATAATTTCTTCACATTCTTCTTTGCGTTGAATTAAGCGTTCTTCTCTTTCTTGAACTTTTTTAAGCTCTTCTTGATATTTATCTAAAAGCCATTGCTTTGTGTTTACTATGCCTTGCATCTCTTTGTCAAAATTCTTTAGAGTTTCGTTAGCAAAATATCTTTCATCTGCGTATATACTGTAACCACCGCTATCTGATTTAACCCAAACTGCCTTACATCCATCTTTCTTAATTTCAGCCATTCTTGCTTCAATAGCTTCATCTTTCCATCTGCTGTAAATTCCTGTAAATTGATAATCTCTGTTTCTTGCTTCTCTCTCGTTCATTCCCGGTTCCCCCTTAAATCCTAGCGTTTACCTTATAGTCTTAGTATAAACCACTGTGCGCTATTCGTACATACTTTCTTAAAAAAATAATAAAATAAGAGAGAGGCTATGGTGGGCCCCTCTCCAAGTTTATCGACCTTATGCTGTTTTTAATTTAACTTTGTCCTCTCTTTTAATCCATTCATCTCTCAGAGCATCTAATCCTAATGGCATATTTTTGAACTTTTTACGAGACATCTTGAAAAAGCCTTCTAAGTATATAACCATGTCTCTAGGATTTAAGAACGTATGCTCCATTTCATGGCCTGAATAACCTCCCTTCACTTTAGTTTCTCCGTCGCTTTCAACAACGATATCAAATTGTGCATGCATATCTTTGCCAAAAGCCATTAACGTGTAATGTATCTTTTTCTCTAACAAACTAAACACCTCCTTTACTAATCCCTGGCTCTGTACTTTCGACCTTTACCTCCTAGCTTATCGAGAAATGCCATAGCTATGAATCCGTAAGCTAAGATTGTCTGTAAATCTAATCCGTCGATGCCTTCCATTTGAATCCTCCTTTCCGATAATTTGTTTCATATTAGTATTATCGGCTTCAGATGTCAAAAGGTTTAATGTTTTTTTAATTTATTTTAATTAAGATGTAAGAAATGTTGTAAGAGTATGTACGACATACGTGCAACCCTTTATAATAGAACTGTAAGGTAAAACATTTAAGAGAGAGGGGAACCAACAATGAGTAAGCCAAGTATTGGAACCATCAGGCTTGCAGAACCAGAAGGAAATGCTTTTACTATCATGAGTCGTACGCAGAATGCTCTTAAGAAAGCGGGGTATACTGTAGAACACGTTCAAGAGTATTTGACTAAAGCTACTTCTGGTGATTACGAGAACTTGAAGAAAGTTACAGAAGAATACGTAGACGTAACTTGGCTGTAAGCTAAACTTAAGGGGAGGGAAACCTCCCTTTTTGTTGTTTAAAAATAATTGTAGCAGAAAACAAATAAACTGGAGGGAATTTAACCCTCCAGTTTTTATATGCACGTGTTTCAAAGTATATTATGTTTTAGATGGCTTGTATGAACCAAAGAAGTCACTAACATAGTTGGGACCACGAGCTAGAATAATTGTACCCATGAAATATCCAAACCACAGTGTTAACTGAGGATACTGACCTTCTACCCCCAACATTGTAAGAGGATTAAATCCTGTTGCAATAGTAGCTATAGTTGAGATAATAAGAGAAGCCCATACCCATGTGCTTTTACGATATTCAGCTTTGAACCACTGAACTAGCCCTTCAACGAAAACAGCTATCATTAGTATCATAACAATATCTTGCATCATATTTTTTCACCTCCTTTAGTTAGACTAAGATTACTTTATGCAGATATGCCCTCAGCTATATCGTTATTTTCTTTTTCTTCGTAGCTTGTACAATCGAAAATAACAGTACCATTACTCCATGTTGGCATACCACTATCAACCGCATGAAGAATCTGCGTTATAGGATATGCCATCTTACCGGCTGCGCATGGCGACTTAGCACAAGTTACACATTTGCCCTCATCATTTTGTTTGATTTTTGCACCCCAAGTCAAACTGTTCACCTCCTTAAGCTATATATTTGAATCACTCAGATTCATTCTTAGCATAGTAAGATTGTCGTCATATACTATTATTATAAGCATAATTAAGTCCTAACAGGATGAATCTGGTAAACCATGAAATAACCTTGATAAGTCTATCGACTATGTACTAAGGAGTATTTCTTTCAACATGATAGCTTGCTTTATAATATCTGGCTGCCTCTTCTATGACCAAGAGAGAGCTTAATGTTGCAATTACACTAAGAGTTTTATCGTCATCAGAGGGATATAGGGAAAACCCAGACCCATTGTTTATAAGAGCTATCTTTTTTTCAATAGCTGGTTTGAAGTCTTTTATTTGACCTCTAACAAATATTGTTATTTTAAAAGTTGGTTCAGTAATAGTCACTTTAGTTCCCCCTCCATAACATACGGACCAGAACTTTTCCCATGGGAAGTTAGAAGCTAAGTCGCTTTTTCTTCCAACAGGAATTGCTATAGCTTTGTGGTCTTTAATTCCTTCTTTGGGTATCTTGTACATGCTTAACAGGTAAGCAATAGTCTTTATTTGAGCATCGGTAAACGAGTCTTTTCCGTTACCTAAGTTTTCAAATTCAAAGCCTATTGTGTCATTATTTCCCCAACCAGCAATAGCTCTTCCAGTATGATAAGCTGCATGCATAGGGTGGACAAGCATATAAGCATCACCATTCTTGGCTATTTCATAATGACACGATACGTAATTATCGTCTTTAGCTGTAAGTGTTGCTATGTCTCCTGCAAGCCTACCAGCACTATGATGTAATACTGCTTTCTTGGGTATAGGTCTGATAACTCTGTTAAAATCGGGGCTTTTATAAGTTGTTATAATTTTAATTCCTTCTGACACTATTACTCACCCTTCCCATTAGTTCCTTTTTTAAGGTAGATACCAAAAGCTAGCCCGAATACTGAACCAATTATCCCAGCTATGAAAGGGTCTGTTTTTGTTCCTGCAATACACCCGTATATTGCTAAAAAAACAAAGATTCCCAATGTTACATATATTACCCATAGCTGAGCCATTTTCATTGTTTAGCTTCTTTCTCGAAAAATTGTAGTTTATCGCTCATACATTTCAAAATAAATCCAATGGGTATTCCGCCAATTACTCCAAGCATAAAAGCAGTTGCTGAATCCATAGCTCTCCTCTCTACAAAAAAAACTAAACATTATCAGGGACAGGAACAATTCCTCGCTCTACAGTCAACTTTCCTGGCTCCATTTTATGCACAAGACTAGACAATCTTACACCAGTTGCATCTATTACTGATTGCCAACTATAATCACCAGGAACACTAAATTCTGTGCCATCCATATCTCTACGAATCAAGTTATTCTCTTCATCAACAATCTCAAAGTCTAATACTACAGTTGTTTTAAGACACTTAAAACCAACCGAAATAGGCCCTTCATAAGTAGTTAAGTCAGAGCCATCACTTAACACAAGTTCAATAATAAATGGAACTCCTTTGTCTCCTACATAGAGATAAAATTCGTCTTTCTCCGTTAAAATCATTTTTTCACCCTTGCTTTCAAGTCGTTAGATATTGTAGTCTTGGCAGCTAAAGTTTTCTGAATTTGTGTCTGAGCTTTTAAATCTACAGTTGCACTTGTTAAAGCGTTTAACTCATTTATTATCTCTGTTCTAGATAGCAGCTCAACACTAATATACGTTCTAGCAAATAAACGTCTAATAACCAATATTAGTGTTTTTTTACTCATATGCTCATGTGCACAACTACTTACAATAAGAAAGTGTTTTTGAGTAAGCGACACAATATCAGACGCTTGAGAATGTTCACAACCTACGATAATTAGCGTTGATTTTTCTTCAAGCTTTAATGAATCAGTAGTTAATTCGTGCGCTGAGTCTTCAATGATAAGCGTTTTATGTTCTATCAATACTAATACTTGTGCTTCATGTGAGCTCTCACAACCATCGACGTATATTGTGTGCGCCTGCGTTAAATTTAAGTTGTCCGACTCGACGATGTGGATTGTGCTCTTAGCTGGTATCGGGTTTCTTGATAATTTAACGCTTTCAGTATTGTGTACGTGCTCACAATCGTCTAACGTAATATAGTGTTTTTGCGCAAGTACTATTTCATCCGACTCAATTTCATGGTCTGATTCATCAACCATCAACGGTAACAAAACGATAATGTCATAGACTTCGTAGTCTTGCAGTCTCAAGTTATCAGATTCTATTGCGTGATTGTTATCACTAATTCCGGAGCGCAGTATGTACGGCCAGCTTAAGATTTGTGAGAGAACGACACTGTCAGACTCAATTAAGTGCAAAGAATCTTGGATGTCTAAAATACTTTGTCTTAATATTACCGGCCAATATTGAGTAGTTATCTGAATATTTACGCTTGTTGACTCAGCGTTGTGTTCGCCGTTGTCTATACTTAAAGTTTGATTTTGGGTAAGAGTAATATTCTCTGCCTGGTGCGCGTGTTGAGTATCTGATATAGCTATCTCAAGCGTCGCGTTGAGTAGTGTTGGCCAGTATTGAGTTTGAGACATCGTGATTGTCTGAGAATAGAGAGTGTGACTGCAATCATCAATACTCAAGACTAGTCTCGCTAATATTACAGGCCAGTATTGAGTCATCTTGGTATCCTTAATCTCACATTAACATTTGTATCTTGCTCCCCTGGAGTTATACCGAGATAAAATGTCTGCATCCCTTCCGATATCTCAATCTCTGAGTACCAGTTCTCGCTATCAAGAGATAAGTCAAATTTATCTGAGTGCTCGCCCGTAAAATTCACTATTCCACCAGGAGAGAAAACACTACACTCAGCTATTGTTCGTAAACCTCTTACCACTGGTACTTTTAATGCGTTAGCTTCTCTAATATGCGAATAAAGCATGATTAACTTGTTGGCGAGTATCGGTTCGCTCTCCTCGCTCCAATACCAAACCCCATCACGCTCTACCCCGGCAATCCCCACCACGCTATCCGGCATGGTTCCCACAATTGCCTCAAGCACCGTAAAAGTATCGCCAGCCTGGACAAGACTATCATCCATGTCAAACCATACGCTTTGGCCTACTGTGTCCGGTTTGGTGCTCGTGACAGTGTCGGAATCTCGATAATAGGCGGCTTTGGTGTCGCCGTCGAGCAGTTGTGTGATGTCGCAATCTATCCTGATGTCAGTGCCGACTCGGGTCAGCGTTGGGGTGGCGAGGATTGGCCCATAGACAGGCGCTTTGATTTTGTAGTATCCCAGCACCCCCGCGACTTGCGCGAAGTGTATATACGGCCAGTCGCCCTCGATGTAGGTTAAATCGCCGTTGCTCTCTTCCTGGTGGTGCTCATGGTATGAGTGCTTAAGCTCGTTGACAATTTCCAGATAGTCATAATCGGTATCGGGGTCGAGGTTGCAGATTCCAACCCATAGCTGTTTATTACTGACATCGCTATCTGCGCTTCGCCCTGTTACCCAAAGCTGGTTTTTAATAACTGTTGCCCTGATGCGCCCGTTTTTGTAGCCCCACAAATCCAGCAGGCTAACAAGCGACCCCCATGTAGCGCCGCCATCTGGTGATACTCTGTACGCCTGATGCGCACCTGTCCATGTCACATAGTTGTCATAACGGATGAGCGCAACCAGATATCCGGTGTAGGGGTCTTGGAATATCTCAACCTCTGACGGGAAGCGACCGGCAATATCGTCATACGCAGCGATTGTCGCCCCGACACTAAACGAGCCGGTCGCTATATTATATGTGGCGAATTTAACATTGGTCGCGGCGAGGTTGCCTGAATCATAATACCGCGCCGAGCCGATTACTTTGCCATCGGTTGTCAAGCGCGACATCTGGAACACATAACTGTCTTGTGTTGCAACAGATGTATATTCATCCCCGTCCGCAGAGCTATATACGGTCGTGCGCCGGTTCTGCGTGCCGTCCGCATAAGGGCAGCGGGTGTGGAAGTACCGCAAATCGCTTCCTACGTCGATGATACCGCCATCGTGCGGCATGTCGTCATAGCTCGGCGTGTCGATGGTCGGTGTAGTCGCTGCAAGGGTAAAGCTACTTTTGTTGGTGCTCTTTATCATCTTGGCGAGGCCGTCAGCGTTTGCGGCGTGTTGATACGCCAGCCTTGCCGCTATCGCAAACTCGCCATCGGTGGTCTGCTCGATTGAGGCGCGACGCAGTATTCCGCCGTGGTACAAAAAGAAGTCATCGACATAAAACTCGGAGTTTAACGAACCGAGCGAGGTTGTGACTTTGCCGATTACCGCCTTGTTGGGGAAATACCCTACCAGGCTCGCCCCGTCCATCTGCGCCACGGCCTGCGCCCCGACATACACTGTCACCGAGGTTTGGTTCCCGCCGGTGCCGTGATTTCCCACAAGCTGCACGTATTGTTTTGTGTTAAGGCTTGCCCGATGGTTTGCCGACTCGATAAGCGTCCAGGTGGAGCCGTTATACCACGCCAGTCCCCACTTGTACGAGCTACCTGTTCTCTTGCAGACCGCCACGACCCACCTGTATGATGAGCCGTTGTAGAGACGAATGGCAAATAGTTGTGCGTTGTGCCCATCGGCGATTGAGGCAAGATTGACATACCCCGATGCGATATACGCCTCGTTCGTTCCCTGGGCACTGAGGGTCTGTTCCAGGCTCGGCGCATCCGTCCCGTCGCTTTTACCGGCTAGGCGCAGGCTATAATCCCCGGCATTAGACCAGGCGTTTGACTGCTCAAGCACTGTGCCGCTCGGCGCTGTCGGCGTCCATCCGTTTGGGTAGGTCTCAAAGTCGTGGCTGGCATGAGCTGGCAATACCCGCATCAGGTCGGCGTACTCGGCTATCTCAAAAGTATAGATGTGCACATTTTCAACAGAAAACGATATGGTCTGTGTGCTCGCGCTGTTCTCGGAGCAGACAGCAAAGATGTTTTTGAACCTGGCGTTGTCGGCCACATCAATAAGTAGTAAGGTGTCCACCAGGGCTGTGCACGCGCTGTCGGAGTAAATAAGCGCTTTTACGCGCATGCCCGCCCGGTGAAACTTGATGTAATAAGGTGTGCTTACCGAAACCGCAACAGAGGTATCGCTCGTGCCGGTCGCCTCGTTGACGATGCGAAACTTGAAACTGCCATCATATACGAGGTCGAAATGTATCCCGCTCGACCACGCGTTGTAGCCTCCAATGGTATCCCCGATGCCGATAACGGCGGCTTCAGCCCCGCTTGCCGACGCCTGCTCCGGTGTGACGGTGAAAAGGGTATCCCAGCCGGTAAAATAGTCGGCGCCCTTGTAGAGGTAATTGTAGGCGTTCTCATCTCGCGCCAGGTTGACGGCATCTATCCTACGGTCGGTGAGAGTAAAGCGCCCGTTGGGGTCATTCGATGTGTAGGCGGTGAGTGTCTCCACATAATCACCTACTGAGCCTGTTGTATTTGGAAATCGTAGTCATGCTGTCCATAAATAGTTTCCAAAATATGGTCGCCTATTACAACGTAATCATCAGTTGCCGAACCCCTTATAGCTGATTTAGCCCTTACGGTCGGCTGATTGGTAAGTGCAGCGGTTACACCATCGGCCTTGTAGACACGGATAGTATAATTTGTAGCGTCTTTTTGTACCTCAGCGATTACTATATCTACATTGTCTACCACCGAATACCAAACAACATTAGAGTCCCATTGATTAGCAGTAGGGTTCCAATATGTAGCCACACTACTGTCGTCGAATGTAGCGATATACACTTCTCTCGTTCCAGCGTTATCCCTGAACCACACAGCAATCTTACGCTGTCCTATGAAATCAGCATTAGCTGTTTCATTGGTAGGAACACGCACATTATCAGTGATGCTTATAAGTCGTGCACTTGCTGTACCTAAGTCGGCAACATTTGAAGCTTTTGCTCTAAATGTGTAGGTGCTAAGAGCGCTTTGCGAGCGCAATGCAGCTGTTTTATCCGTCCCGCCATCCGTATAGGTGTCCAATGTAAACGTGTCCACCGCCGTCTGAGTAAGTGTACCAGCGCTTACCAGTGCAACCATATTGCCTCCAGTGAGCGAGACTACATCGCTATTGTTTAGGGTGATGAGATAGGGGTCAGTAACCGTCGCAGCCGTCGCCGCAACCTCAACCCCCGCCGTAGTCCCGCGCGTGGCGACCGGAGTTACCTCACCTGTGACGTATTTGTTTCCGTCCGCTGATACTTGGGTGTAGAGATTAGCGGTTGCACCGCTAATCTCTACCGCGTCCGAGCCGTCAGCCAAGTCGCCCCGATACCATTTGAAGGTTGAAGTACCTTCCGCGCCGTAGCTGTTCGCATTGTAGGTGTAGTTGAGTGTTAAGACCTCCCCGACATAGGTGGTGCCGGTGACGGAAACACTTGTGGCGGTGGGTAGGGTGAAGGGAAATACCACAGGCGTTGACCATGCCCCAGCTGCATCAACAGCCGAGACCCTTGCCCAGTGGACGTCGACTGATAAGTCGTTGATATCGCGATAGAGGGCGGTTATGTCGTCAGCGATAGTTGTTGCGTTTTGGTCAAACTCATCAGTCGAAACTTCGAGCTTGTACTCTACGACCCCCACATTGTCGGTCGTAGCGTCCCAGCTTGCCCGATGGACGCTTTCGGAAGTCATCACGACGTTGATGTTTTCGACTTGCGCAGGTGGAGTAGCCGCGCCGAACGCTCCGGCGGTTGTAAAGTCGCCCGACGATTGCGCCGATATCTGCGTCTGCCGTATCTTAATCGGGATATTTACCGGCCCGATAGATGGTGCTGCCGTTGGCGCGTCTGCTGAGCCGTACCAAGTGAAGCCTCCGTCAAACGATACCTGCAGCTCCCCATATCCTGAAGGCATAGAAAAAGTGGTATCATCTGATTCTTCACTCGCTACCGACCCACGCATGTGCATATTGATAGCGGTATTTAAAGACAGCGAAGAGAAGTCCAGTTTATTATTGTTATCTACAAGCGTGCCATTCAGCAAGCCCGTAGTCCCACCGGTTACTAATTGCAACATCTATATCACCTACCCTGAGCCTAGTTGGCCGTCTTGGATTTCTAAAGTCTTTTTATCTTCCATTTTATACCCCTATGCTGGATTACCAATTGATATAGTCCAAGATGGAAACGTTACAGTATTGCCTAGAGTTAATTCTTGCTGCGTACAAGTAGTCACGTAAAGCAGCTTTTCATTTAAGACATCAACCAATGCTACGTGTGCAGCAGTTCCAGTTGCATCAACGGCTTCATCAGCCATCTCTGCTACCGTTAACTTACGGCCAACTTTTGTAACATCTATTTTGTCGGTTATAAGCATATCGGTGGCGGCCAACGTAGCATCCGCCAAAGCATACCCGGCAGGAGTAGCACCTACAAGGTCAGTAGCTTCAGCGTAAGTAGTTGGCTCGGATGTACAAGCAACCATCTTAGTTACATTGTTCTTAAGTACTAACAAACCTCCGTCAAGCATATCATCGTGTGCCGCTTTTCCCATTTCTTAGCCATCCTCTCTAAAAAAACTAAATAATTACTTTACTAACAACTACAATTACGCTTCCTTTTTGTAAGCACATTATTCTATCATTAGCAACTGGAGTATACGATGACAAATAAGGATATGCTTTTGTGCTTACCGCATCTTCGCCATCGAATAATACTTTCGGCTTTCCAGTTGTATAATTTTCGTCAATGTAACCAAACTTAATATCAACTACTAATGATTTTTCTTTAGCCCCAACTATCTCTAAGAACTCATAAGCGTCCATTTACGCTACACCTCTACAATCTTACGACAAGAATGCTTCATTAACGCATCTGCTTTAAGCTCCATGCTCCATGATGTCTCAGATACTTTTTCACTAAAGCCAAGCTCATCTATCTCTAACGTGTAAACATCGAAGTGCGAATGCATTGGCATAATCAAGCTCTCCCACTCAAATTTACGATAAATCTGAGATGCTTCTTGCTTCATTCTCTCAGCTTTAGCATCAAGTACTTCTTGAGTTGCTGCCTCTACTTGCTCAAATCTAGTAATCCATCGATTCCCTCTTGATTGATAACTTGTAGGAGAATCAACGTTTTCGTTTGTTGTAGTTGAAGTTAAGGGAGTTTGCTCTGGATTCGATACAGTTAAAACCCATTTATTAGGAACATCAACTAAGTCAAAATGGTCAATTGCTTCAGGCATAACAACGCTTTTTAAGTCAGTAGCATATGTGTATTCACTAGCACGAATAGTAGGAGAAGTATACGATTGCGCAATTGCAACGCCGTTTTCATCAAAATATATCGCTAAATAATTTATAGCTTCAAGTAAATCATTTATAATAGCGAGCTTAGTTTTTCCAGGCTCCCAATCTCTTGTTAGGGGGAGCGTATTAGCTATAGGAGCTAGATTTTGATTTGTAACTCCTGCACTGTCTAGTAACGCTTTAATTGCCGTAATATAGTTTGTACCCGTCTCTATTGTATACCTCGATGCAATTATATCATCAACCAGTACTTGCGTTTGGTCGTAAGCCGCTACTTTTCGTTCAATTACTCCCCCTTTACCCGCTTTGCGCAACGGAGTTGAAAGTAAAAACACTCCAAGCGGCCACTCAACGTACACTGTACCTGTTGCAAGTAATACTGGCCAACTCTGATTTCCTTGATAAACTTGACTGACAGTACTCGATACCCCTCTCATTACTAATCTAACATACGGCTTAATTCGGTCGGATAAAAAGTCAATTGTTTCATCGTCAATTATGTCAAAGCTTGCCGTGCGCTTTGTTTGAGATAGTGCTTGATGACCAACACTTGCTGAAAGAATTTTATTCGTAATGTCTGCTTTGTATAAGTTATTTGAATCTAAGAGTTCGTAGCGAAACGAGACATGGCGATTGCCCGCATGTAAAGCATCAATAATATTCTGACGAGTAAATCCTACTTGTGCCAAGTTTTGCATCGCTACACCTCCTCGTCGAAGTCAACTTGTATAAAGTTTAAATCGACTGTTACTCCGTAAAACAATTCTTCAACAGGCAAGCGAGTAAGAACACAAAATATCTTCTTACCTCGTTTATCTCGTACGCACAATGTTGCTTCTCTATTATAAAGAGTTTTTAGTGTTTCAAAATCAGTATTTGAACTAAACAAAGCTGAAACAATTGAAAAAGTATATTCTTTCGCGTCTCCAAAGACAGCTACTGGATACTGCCTTCCAGCAGGTTTCAAGAAACGTACATCATGTTCAAACATTTCTTTTGGTTGAGAATCTGCAAGAGCTAAAATCTTTAAAGCTGTCAATTCTGGGTCTTCAGTATCATGCAGCCACACTCCAGTAAGCGTAATTTCTGCCAATTGAATAGTGCTAGCAGCAGTGCCGTAAGTAACTGCTACTGCTACTACCTTATAATCATAGTCAATGTCGCTTGCAACCGCGTAATCATAGTAAGTAGCATTTACAGCAAGCTCAGTTGCGATACGCTCCCAGGCGGCGGGCGAGATTCGCCGGTACAGGTTGTTATACAAAAGCTCGGCTACAACTGGAATATCAAACGCATCTACGTATACGTTATAGCCACTTGCTGATGCATTCTTGGTGCCCGCAACCTCGACCTTAATCGTGTGTTCGCTGGCGCTGAGCCCCGTCTTAGTATATACGGCTTCCTGGTTCAATACTTCAAGGCTGTACAGGTCGACATCCTGCTGGTAAACATCATCTATATAGACTTTGGCGATGCCGGCGCTTACCGACTTGCGAGAAATCCATGTTACCGCGGTGCCGTTAAATGTGAAAATAGCAGTGCTGCTAGTCATGGCCGAATATTCGGCTGAGTTCCCACTTAGGCTTGAGCCCGATGCTGTTTCCCAAGTCCCGGCATAGACAACGGCTGTATCGTCTTGTTCGTAGCGTCCGTCCGCATCCCACGCCGGGTTAGTTATCTCAAGCTTTATCCGCCCTTGAGAGGCCTGCTCAGTAATCGCCAGTGTCGGCGTAGCAGGCTCTATAAAGTCGGTCGCAAAAGCCACCTCGTCGGTGTCGGATTGCCCGTATGTGTCCCATGCCGTCACCTCGACGACATAGGCCGTGTTGTTTTCCAGAAGCGTGGCAAAAGTATATGTCCCATCGGTACCGGATACCTCGCCGCTTGATTCCAATAAGCTTGATTTGCTTGCTGTATAAAGCTTGGCTTGATATTTTGATTGAGCCTGGGATTCCGGGTCTGAGTAATCCCACTCTACCGTTACGATTCCTTGCGTGTAGTCGGTAATAGCCGATGGAGAAGTGATGGCCACGGTTGGAGGTGTGCCGCACTTGAACGCGGCGAGCTGTGAGTATGGTCCCCACCCACCATACGTATCTTTAGTCCTAACTTTCCACTGATACGCCACGCCGTTGACGAAGGTGGCGGCTGTAACATCCCGGTATTGGGTGGATGTCGCAACCTCGCCAGTATCGAGAATAGTCGCGCCATCTGCCACCCGGTAAAATATCGCCTGATACGATACCTGCGCGTCGCCCTCGGGGTCGTTGTGTGTCCAGGAAAAGCGCTTGGTATCGCCCGCGTCGAATATCTCGTTTGAGTCGGGAGATAGCGCAGTCGGCGCAGTAGGCACCGTACCGTAATTGACGACGAGCTTAGGGCGCAAGCTCGTGTCGCTGGCGTAGTTGTTTGAGCAAAATCCCGCCCAGTAAAACTGGCTACTTGAGCCTTGATAGGCGTTGAGATACACGCCGTAATTAGAGTATGTCCCGGCTTTCCACGCCGCAACCAGAGCGGTGATACTGACCGTTCGCCAGGTGCCAAACGTTGCCTGGCTCGTCTGCATCGTCGTGCTGGTCGCCCCATCGTTTGCCGGTTTATTGTTCCAAGTGACGGTACCTTCCGCCCAGTCTGCGGTAATGCGCTGGACGTAGTAATCAAGTGTAACCGAGTTGTTGTTCCAGTTGTGATACAGGCTCAAATCAGCCGAGTTGATAGTCTGCCCCGCCGGGATGCTTGAGAGGTCAAACTTGATAAGACCATGGCCGCAATAACCAGCATGCGAGCACATAAAAAGGTCAACCGTGCTCCCGTAGTTCGAGTTCACATAGATATCCTGCTCTAGTACATAGGCGTCCGCGCTCGACGGCTGTATCGTCGCGGTCGTCGGGTCGATTACAACCGGGTATGCCCTATCACTTGCCTTTAACCAGGCCTCATCTACTGCTAAAGTTAGCTCATAAGCCTCCCCCGCTTTGGTGAGCGTTGAGACTAACGGGCCCCTTACCCCAGCTGCATCCTCTACAAACGGAGCCTGGATAATAAAGCTGTGCTCGCCCTCAATACCTTCTGCTGTAATTGAACTGTCCGGGTTCTCGGTTAGAGTTGTATTGTTTTCGGGGATAATCTCAAAAGTGTAGTTTTTTGGCGCGTTCTTGTTTGTGAGTATAAGTTCTTCTTTTATCCCATCAGGTAAGCTGTAGTAATTGACGTCAACCATCGGGAAAGGCTTAATATACTTTATCATACTACCAATTCGATTAGCTGAGATTGAAGCTGGTGAATTGATAGCTTTCTTTAAACGCCACAATATTCTTGCAGCATGCGCCTCTCCAACTTCAAAGACGTGATAGCCATCTGATTTTTCCGCCGCCATCCATTTGTAAGGAGCTTTTTCTACCGCAAAAGCTAACGCGATATCAGCTTTTCCGCTCCTCTTAAACGCTTGTGCCTTAGCTTGAATAGCTGTATTGATAGGCTGAAACTTACCTGCCTTGTCTTTGTAGTTTACTGCATGAGAAAATATCTCAGCTTCAATACTTCCATTATCCAATAGGTAATGACGGCTAGTCTCTGTTCTTTTGTTAGCAAGCTCCATTATTCGTTTTGCCATTTAGAGACTCCTTTGGGCTTGAGGTAATTGTTCAAATAATCTAATCATATCTTGTAATGATTTAATATTATCAGCTTCAATCGTTACATTATAAACATCATTAGAAACCTTGTTATAACTCGACGAAGAACCCGAAGAAGTACTCATTAAACTTGGAACTTGAATACTCATTCCCGAATATGCTTGCTCAATAGCTCTAATTCCACTTCTTACATTATCAACTAGAGAAGGAGAGTGACGTGCCCAAGGATTTAACTTATTGATTAACGGTACAACATTAGCGTTAAACCAATCTTTAAGTCTAGAAAAAGTACTCTTCATTCCATCCCATAGCTCTTGAAAGATTGACTTACCCCATGAATAAGCTTTACCTGGCAAATCGGCTAAAGCTGAAACTATACTACTTATCTTAGCAACAGCTTCCGTCTTTATCTCTGAAGCTTTTGTAATAATTGAGCTCTTAATACTGTTCCAAGACTCTATAGCTTTTGCTTTTATGTTGCTCCATACTGCAAGAAGAGTTTCTGGAAGTTTCTGGAACCAAGCAATTATTCCGTTCACTAAATCAGGAATAATAGAATGCCCAACTAGCGTATTGTATAATGTTTTAAAGAAATCTATGATTCCCGTAACAAACCCACCTACAAGACCGATAACTGCATCTTTTATACCAGAAAAGAATGTCTTTACTCCAGTCCACAGAGCTTCCCAGCTTTTCTTTACTTGTTGCATATCTCCAGTAAACAAACCAATAATTATACCAACAAAACCAGAAAAAGCTGTAATTGCTCCAGACAGCATCTTTGCTATTCCACCAATAGCGCTTACTACGCCTTTCCATAAGCCAAGGAAGATTCCAATTGCTACTGCTAAAACTCCTCCAAGCACTACAGCTAATACTTTTAATAGAGGCAATACTGGTTCCAAAGCAAGCTTTAATGTTCCCCAGGCTTCAGATAATTGTTTTCCAAGACTTCCCCAGTCTATTCCAGCAAAGACGCTTAGTACTGCTTGAGCCAAAGCTAGTAAAATTGGACCAATAACTGCCCAAGCACTCGTCAAAGCATCTTTTACTATAGTAACGGTCTCACCGAATTTATAAAAATAATAAGACCAAGTTCCTACTACTGCTTCCGGGTCTCCCGTTCCCTTAATACCATCTATAAAGAAAGCCCAAGCTTCTCTTGCTATGCTTATTGCATTGGAAATAGCACTAAAAGCTTTTTCAATTGTTGCTTGAATTGCAGGCATATTTTTCTGGACAGTATCGGCAAACGAAGCAAGAACTGGTGCTAATTTCTCACCGAAATCAAGAAGCATTACTTTTCCAGCAGCTTTAAGTTTGTCTAAAGAGCGCCCTACTCCCTCTTCCATTCTACCATAAGCAGCGTCAGTAGCTCCAGCAGAATTTTCCATTTCTTTGAGGTTAGCTGAAAACGTATCTGTTCCTTTTCCAGTTAATTGTAAAGCTGCTGCTCCAGCTTCAACACTACCAAACAAGTCGTTTATTCCTACTCCAGAATCTTTAGCATGCTTCTCTAATAGCTTCAAAGCATCTTGTGTGTTATTACCTTCAGCTATAAATTCTTTAAAGCTCTTACCCGCTATTTTTTCAAACGTCTTAGAAGTCTCTCCTCCAGCTTTTGATAATTCATTGAGCATCTGTCTCATCTGTGTAGTTGCTACACTAGTTGGAGTTCCTTGTGCTGTCATTCCAGCTATAGCAGCTGTTACATCTTCAAACTTAACTCCCATAGCTGATGCAGTAGGAATTACCTGGAACAAAGATTGAGATAATTCCCCAAAAGTTGTCTTGCCTTTTTTAACAGCTGAAAACATTAGGTCTGATGCTTTGCCAGCACTAATTACATCAGAGCCATAAGCATTTACAACAGAAGAGATACCATCTACGGCTGTTTCTAACTCAGTAACTCCGCCAACCGCCGCTTTTTGAGCTACTTCTAAAAAACTAAACACATTATCGGGAGGAACTCCAGCAGAAATAGATTGATATAAAGCTGGCACTACTTTTTCGGGCAATACTCCAAATTCTTTAGCAAAGTCTTTTGTATCTTTTGTCATACCCTTCATTGCTTTGTTAGTAATGTCGGGCATGAGAGTAAAAACTTCATTCATTTGCCCTTCAAAATCTACAAATGCTTTAGTTCCAGCCACTCCAGCTCCAACAAAAGCAGCTCCAACCCCTAGAGCAGCACCCATAGCAAGTTTACCAAATCCAAGAACTGTTGACTTGGCCATGTTTAGCTTTTCCGTAAAGCTATCTTTTAGTTCTAAAGGAATATACAACTCGCCAGCTTTTTCAGACATCTATTTCTCACCTGCCTTTCTCTTTAGCTCCATTGCTCTTGCGTGCATCTTTTCAAAGTTTGCAATCATCTCAATAGAACTCATCTGTCGCCCCTGACCTTTAATAAGTTTGTCAGGACTAATTATCTTCTTCGACCTTGACTGTACTGCTACCCATGTTGCATGTAATGCTAAAAGCGGTATCTCTTCTTTTCGTTGGTATTCTCTCCAACATTTAATGTCATCGTTTATTTCTCTTAAAGTTAGACTTAAGAACTCGTCGTCTGAGCTAACTCCTGACTTTCCGACTGCTCTACCCCAGAGATATCTGAGATATTTCCAGTCGATTTGGGCACGTTTCCCTGACCATCCCCTTTACCCTCGGGCATAGATTCTGAAAGTGCTTCAAATAACTGAATCGTTACAGGTTGCAAGTTGCTTAAATCAAGCATTGCTCCAGTATCTTCTAACGTAATTTCTGGATGATTAGACTTAAGCCCTATATAAAACAGAAACTTTACATCTGAAATACTAGGAGACTTTCCTTCTGCCGTCCAAATAGATAGGGCATCTTCAAAGTTACCGTATTTTTCTTCTAGCAATTCCATTGAATTTAAGTCATATCTTAAGAAAAACTGTTCACCATCGATATCAACAGGATAGCTTTTCTTTCTTTTTAATTCTGATATTTTACTGTTCACAAACAATCATTCCTCTCTTATGATGCCGGCTCGTCGTATGTAATTGCACCAGATACAACAAATGCAACTTCAAACGTTACCTTGTCATCAACTTCAGCTGAACCAGGCTGGAATGTCTTTACAAACCCATCACATGTAAATCCATAGCCATCAGGATACACAATTACAATCTCGTCAACTGTTTGGTTTTGCATAGCAGTTCTGAGACTCTTTTGACCGAGGTCACTAGGAATATAATTTCCAGAACAGCTAAACTCTCCCGGATCGATAATCCCTGGTATCTTCTCGCGATATGCTCCTGAATCGTGAGACGTAACATCTACTACTTCTGATTCCGAACTTGGTGCACCGATAGATGCTAATTCTGCAATAACCACTCCTGCAAAGCTAAGAGAAGTTCCTCTTGGGACTGCTGCTAACGACAATTTAATCACCCTTTCAAGTAAACTACATATATGTCTCGAGGTTGTCAGGTTAACTCTGAGCTACGTTCTTATGTTAAGTAATCCATCTATATACTAAGCTTATCTATGTCCTCCAGAGTTAACCTGGTGAATTGTATTACTTACTAAGCACTTCAACATTACCCCGCTTAAGCTCCTCTCTGTCTCTCTTGTTCAAACTAGAGAACTTTTGCAGAGCTTTAAGCTTAATGTATACTGCCGTATTTCCAATCTCTCTTCTTTCATCATCTGTCAATGTTGCTAATTTTGCTTGCCTGTCTTCTTCAGTTAAACAACCCTCAAATAATCCAGCATACTTATTTACAATTTCATTTACATACTCTTCATTCGAGACTTGCTTAGCTTCTTTTATCTTCTTATCTAACTTCCCCACTTAGACCTCCTTTAAAGTTTCTGTGTCAGTACTTTATAATCTGCATGTCTGTGATAGTTTACATTTTCACTAACAATAATGTCAGGGTCCGATACTGGACCTCGTACTCTAGTTATCATTAAGCAAGTATCATTGTCTAAAGCTATAATCTTGCCATGAAGAACTAAATCTATTTCATCAAATATCTCTTCAGCATCATAATAGCTATTAGCATAGACTGACACTTGCCTTACTACATCTTCGTATCTAGAAGCATGAGTATCACTAGGAATACTTGATACGTCAAAAATACAAATATAAGGCTTTATTGCTCCTTTCGGTGCCGAACCAACAAAGACAGATGGGTCACTTAAAAACTCAGTTATTAAAGAAGTAACCCCACTATCACCAGCCAAAGCCGCTTGTAGTCCTTTAGAAATTGACACTTAAATCAAGTCCTTTCCTAGCTCCTTCACAATCTCTGCCTTCTTATTAGCAATAGCTGGTCTAAGAGTTGGTCTAGGAGCAATATGCCCATCTGATGTGCCAAACTCTAGCCAATAAAACCTCTTATCTTTACCACCAATATAGCCCTTAGTCGTTAGCCCTATCCCTTGTTCAACTTTGTTTGTTATTCTACTTCGTAACGAGCCAGTATCTGATGCAAAAGGACTACCAGGAGAAGACGCTTGATGAACAACTCTTCTACGATGATAAATTTTACCAGTGCCTTTTTGAGAAGATAATCGCTTAGCTTCAGTAACAGCAATTAACGTTGCTCTTTTCATATTAGCTAATGCGTTTATTTTCATTTTTACAAGTATAGATTTTCCGTGCCACTTAAAATCAAAGTCTTTATTTGCCATAACACCACCTACAAAGCTAATATTGTATTTGTAGCATTAGAATCTCTAGTACAGCTTGCCTCAAAAATAGTGTCTAGTACTTTTTCTGGAACATCTACCCTGTATGCGCTCGTTCCGTCAAAGACAATATCTCTAAATTGCAAATCAAAGTAACTAGAACAAAAAAACTTTTTATCAGGAAAATTATCAGGTCTGTTACCTGAAATAAACTGTAAAGCTTTTGCAAAATTAAAAGCCTTATCTAGTCTTCCCCAAATTCTACCAACGAGAGTTAATGTACGAGTTATTTCACCATCAACAAGGACTTCTACCTCACGATAAATAGAATATTTATTTCTAAACGTGTTCGAACTCATACTATCACCCCCTAAAACTTTGGTCGTCTAAATAACGCTAATATTGCTGCTACTTGTCGAGGAACAGCTATTCCTTCTAAATTAACAGAAGAATCTCCTGCTTTTTCTGAAAGCACTCTAGGGTCTCTGTGATAATAAGTATCTGAAGCCCACAGTTTAACCGCTCTCTTAAGCGAAGGAAGAATCCTTGTTAAATAGTTGTACTCAATATCCATACCGCCAGTATAAGTAACTTCATACTTATTAGTTCCTGTTCCCCACTCAGAGTCATGAGTAAGTATGCCTAAAATATAATCAATTTTGTAGTCATACGAACTTACTACTATCTCATTAACGCTGTCATAAACCTCAAAATCAGCTTCTTCATCGATGGGATAATGTGATAAAAATAACTTAGTTCTATTCCCTTGAGCAGTTTGTTTCTCTACTAGTTCTTCAGAAACAACATTTCGCTTTAGAATTAACGAGAGCAACCCTTCTATTTCCTCAAGAATTTCAACCAAAGTAGAGTCTTCGTCAGAATGCTCAATCCTTAAATATCGCTTAAATTCTGCTAGACCCAAGATATTTGCCATTATTCTTCTCCCTCAACTCTTTTCTTGAGCTCTTCTATCGACATATCAGCTGGCTTACTTTCGCCCTCTCTAACAAACGGCATTTCTTGCCCTTTTGGCTCTTCCTTTTTTGCTTCTTTTCGTTCCTTCATTTCCTTCTTAATAGCATCACATACGGCTTTTTCATCCGTCATTTGCTCTTCTGTAAGATGCTTGCTCAAGTCTATCTCTTTCTTGCCAACAATAACTATGAGTTCTTCAAGGCTTAAGCTATTTAAACTCTTCTTTTTAGGCTTTGTTTTTGGCTTACTCAAAGCGTCTTCTTTAGTGATAACAGTTTCTGCTTTAAGCTCTTTAACTAATCCCAACCTTATAGCTTCTACCATTGGAAGCCTTCTGTTCCTCCCGTATAATAGCCTACCAGTTACCGGGTCAATAACTCTCTTTTTAGTAACAAACCACTTTGACTCAGACATGCTGATTAACTCCCTCCTAAGTTTAACTTTAATTGCTCTATCTATTAGCTCATCAAACAAAGGTTTATCGCTATCAATTGTTTCTAGCAATCTCATATCCTCTGTTATAATGGGTAGTTTATCTTTAAGGCTTTTTAAATACTCCACTTCAAAGCTTTCAGCTACTATCCCCCATTTCCCTTCGTACATTTTTCTCGTGTTACCAGGATTAACTCCAATTACTGGAATGCCAGCAGCTAAATAATCCCATGTTTTATTCTGCCTTCCAGTTTGAGTATAGTCAAATGATGCCTTTGGCACATCTTCTTTGTTATATCCCTGAATCCCTGCAGTGTACTGACTTAAATCAACTAGGAGTTCGTTATAGGGTAATGGGTTATGACAAATACAACCTATCTCGATGTATTCTGGATAACAGCTTGTCGAATTGTGAGAATAAATATGAACATTCCATCCTGCTGCTATAAAGGACTTAAAGATATTTCTAAAAGACCTATATCCATACAATCCATTTCTTCTACTCCAGAAGTTAATCCCTCCTGCATAAACCAAATTTAGTCCCTCTAGCTTAGGCTTTAATTCAAAGCTTATATCTTTCTTAAGCGGTCTCAAATGAATCACTTTTGAGAGAGGAACTTTATAACCTAAGCTAGTAAAATAGTCTAAGTGGTCTTCAGTTACAAATACTAAACCAGCTGCATTCTCAACCATCTCTTTTTCAAAAGGATGTTGTTTACCCTGCCTCATTGAATAAATATCGCTTGCTATTAAGATGTAGGGAATACCTAGAGATAAGGGAATACGATAATGGTCTGCCGAATCACCTCGTACAAATACTAAATCTGGTTTATACTTGGCTAATCGTAAAGCAACATTGTCTTCGTTAGTATTTATTATCAATCCACCGTACGTCTCTTGCAAGAACGTGTAGTACTTGTAAACGCTGCCAACCATCATTTTTAAGTTGTGAATATATGCTAGTTTCATTTCTTCACTAATCCCAGCCTAATTGCTTCAGTCATTGGCATTCTTCTATTGCGTCCGTACAACAACCGCCCATCTGGTCCGACTACTCTCTTTCTTGTTACGTACCATAAATCGTCTTGAGGAAAAACTTGCTCAACTTGCTTTTTATCTTTAACTCCTAACTTAGCTAAATCTTGAACCGAAACAACAGCTCCCCTTCCGTAAAGCAACCTTCCCGTTGAAGGGTCTACAACTTTTTCTTTAAGCTTTACGAAATCATTATCTTCTTTACAAACAACTTTACTAGCTACATTGGGAACGTATCCAGCATCTATTATCTCTAAGTACTTCTTAGCAACCGAACTTAAGTCGTGATATTTAAGTACGTAGTTCTTCACTCTAGTTGCTTCATCTTTATAGTACACTGGGTCGTCAATTAACTGTTTTATAGTATTTTCTAAAGTAACGGCATTTACGTAAGTATAGGGTATTTGTCCTAACCATTCCAGATACTGCTTAGCTACGTATTCGTCACCAGCTAAAACAGGTAACCCCATACAAGCACCCTCAAGACCTGACACTTGCAATCCCAACCAAAAACTATCGAATACAGCATCACACGTAGCTTTTATTTGCATTGCCTCTACATGTGTTTTTCTCTCTATTAAAACAGCTTCAACAGAATATCCTTTACGTTTTAAGTTTGATACAGCAGTTAAGAATAATTCAGTTCCCTTAAAAGCTCTATTTGTAGGAGAATGAGCTATTCTAAACTTCTTTCCTGCAACCCTACCTTTAGTCATTAAGCTATATTTTTTAAAAGGGACAGGATTTGGGAGGAACTGTAAATTGTTTGAATACCTCGTTAGTTCAAGATTTGAAACCAACCTAATGCAACTCTGAGCATTATCATCGATATTATGCCTACCAATAAGCTTCCTAAAAAGAGAACCGTGATGATGAACTACTTTTGTTGCTCCCCGCTTTACTACTCCAGCTTGAGGTATTACTTGAGCTCTTAAATGCGCGTGAACTACATCTGCATCTCTCAAATGTTTCCTAAGCATGCTTTTATCACGCATTGGATACTGATATGGATAATCAAACTCAGTATTCTTATTCCTAAAGTATGCAGATTCGTGTAACGTGTACCCATCAATTGCTTGGTGTAAATTCCAAGCAACACAAGCTAAATCTCTACCGGCAAGAAAAACTATCTTCTTTGGTTGAACTTTCTTTAGCCTCTTTATGCCTTCTTTATTATTTTGAACTACTCCATACTGTTGCTTTTGTTTCATTCGTTCATCGGTACGACCATCATTTCTTCTATGGTCCAACATTAAAGGAACAGATACTGATATTTGACCAATACCTGTTTCTTGGTGTGAAGCTACTAAATCTCCCTTTGAATCATAAATCCAATGATGACGTCCTGCATAATGCAGTCCTTTATCATAAGCAAATAATCTTGGCTCTTTATAGATTCCCTTGTATAGAGGACTTTTTATTGCTACCCAACCAACATCGAAACTACCAAGACTTTTAAGCACTTCAGGATTTTCAACGTATTCATCGGCATCAACAATAAAGAAGATGTCTCCCTGTTTCCCATGCTTAAAGTATTCTGACCTTTTAATGCATTGGTCTTCCCAAAATGTTTCAGTTGTGATTAACTTTACTTTACCTAATGATTCTAGATATTGAATACTACCATCTGTAGAATAGGGTTTATCAACTGGAAACCCATCGTATGCCCCATCGATTGCCACTATTTTATCTACATAATCATAATACGTGGGGACACTCTGCTTTAACGCGCTTACATCATTAAAAAAATTAAGGCACGCTATTAGCATCTGAATTATTCCCCTTTATATCTTTTATTATTTTTGCAGGAACGCCCCCAACTACTACGTTTGACGGAACGTCTTTTGTTACTACTGCACCTGCTGCTATGTATGAACCCTGACCAATTTCTTGAACTGATTCTAATATGATTGCACGAGCTCCAACAAAAGCATCTCGTCTTATAATCAAAGGAGATATTCTTATATTTCTAACATCTCCAGGGGGATGGTCGTGGGTTAGTATCATTACGTCTTCAGATAGCACTACATTATCTTCTAAAACTACATTAGCTGAAGTATCTATCGAAGAACCCCTACCAGTAGCAACGTTTTCTCCAATGAACAATTTTCCCTTACCTAAGTGATGCCTATCTATCATCTCATGTTTTAATCCCATCATCCCATAAACCTTTCATAAATTCCTACAGCTTTTTTAGCTACAACAGGATAATCATGATAATTTTCTACGTACTGTCTACCAAGCCTTGCATATTTCAAAAAGTGTTCTCTATCAACAAGTAGTCGTATTAGTTCTTGTTTAACAGTTTCTCGACTTGTCCTTACATAAGGAGCATACCCTACTATCTCAATTATTCGTTTATGAGTATCATCTGGCAAACCAACTAAAACTGGCTGTCTCAGTGCCATCCCTTCAAGACCAGAGTTACCATACTGTAAATGTAACTGGTCAAAAGCAATATCACACCGAGCTTTCATCGCCAAGCATTCTAAATATGAAGTCTTCTCTATAAGAACTAATTCAACGGGATAACCCTCTCTTTTTAGTTCATTGACAGCCAATACCAGGGCATCTGTACCCTTATAATCACGCCTTGTAGGAGAATGTGCAATTCTAAGAATATCATCATCGACGTGATACCTCTTCCTCAATTCATCAAACTTTGCTACGTTTATTGGAGTAGGAAACCATCTGTCTTCTTCATCAGGAACGTTATATCCCAATAAATTGATAGTAGATACTACTTGAAAAGCCGTTTCTCTATTGTATATTTTTGAATTATCTTTTTGCCTACCGTGGTAATGAAAAATCTTTATAGCATCTTTATTGGGTTTCCAGCAGCTGGCATAAGTGAGGTTATTATGAATATGTGCAATATCAAGTTTACCTAGAAACTCTCTTATGCTTATCGGTACTTCAGGATACTGAAATTCACGAGGAAAGTCTAAATAATCGTTCTTAGTTCTAAAAGCATGAGCATCACAACTAGAATAAAGACGTAACATTTCAGCACATTTAAACGTTTGACCTCCAGTATCGGGTCCACAAAAATGAGCTATCCGCATGTCACATCGTATTCCCATCAGAATCCAGCTTATACACCCCATTGCAATGACCACAGAGAAACACTTTGAATCTATCATCAGCGGTCGTTATATCAGTATCTGGCTCATACATAGCTTTTAGTGTGTTGTATATCTGCCTACCAATCTCTTGTGTTAAGGGAATAGCATCTATCATTACAATGCCCTCTCCCTCAACAACAATTGGTTTAGTTAACAACACGTCAAGCTTACATTCTGGAGCTGACTTCATATCTTGAGTAAACTCAATACTTCTAACCCCTGTTATTTCATTACCACCAATAAAGATTTTTGTATCCCCTGGCTTTGCATCAATTTTAAAACTTGCCATTCCTAACTACCTCCCTTTATACCCTTTTACTAAATAACTTTTATTGGTTTTCTTCAAACGTTTCTTAGTCGTATATAAATGAGGGCATCCCGTTCTAAGACAAATATTGCAAGCCTTACCGATAGTAATCATGCAATTATATTTTGAACATGAATAATGTTTAAGCGTAACCCTCCTCATAATATGCTCCTCATTATATTCATTTCTGGATTTACCAGTAACCTCTAGATTAACGTTAACATACCTTAATATATATTCTTATAGTTAATTATGTGAAGTTGCTCAGAAGGTCACTGGTAAACTCAAATATAATAGGGGCCGGCTTTTGGTCCTAAGGTGACCGGCCCCTATTAACTGTTATACGTGGTAGAAACTAGCTATTACGATGAAGCTGCTGCTGTTTCGATATCAACAAATACGTTCGGACGCCAGATTGGGAAGATAACTCTCTTCTCAGCCCTTATCCTCTTGTAGTTTGTGATAAAGTCGTCGTTGGCATAACCAATTTCAATAGCAGCTGCGTCAACATCAAATAGAGCAGCACCCATCTTAAAGCTACCAACGATACAGTGACGTTCGTCTGCATCAGCTGGATTCTGCATAGCAACAGTCTCAACTACCGGGAGACGCCATACACGCTCTTTGTTCTCACCGGAAACAACAACCCAGATATAATGCTCATCTGAGCCTTTAAGAAGCTCAATCTCTTCCCAATCAATTGGGTGAAGCACACAACCATCAGCCGGGAAGTACTGAAGAGCAACATTAGTACGAGCTCTACGTATTTTGTCAAGTAGAGTATCACTAGCAGAGCCACGAATTGCATGGATAGCCGCAGCATAGTCCTGGATACCTGCTTTGTTAAGGATACCAGTAAGGTTGTCACCAGTACCATCGCCCCAAATAAGCTGGTCATCTTCGCGAAGGTCAAGGCCATAAATAAGCTGAGAATCGAGATAGGTTGAAAGCTGGCCGGCATCTTTAAGCATCTGATTAGAAACTCTAACCCAATGAGCAATCATTCTAGCAGTCTCTGTACGTTTAGTTGCACTGTGTGATGCTTCAGGTTTTGTTCCACCCTCAGCTACTTCAACGGCACCTGAAACAAATGCTTCCTCTACGTACTCGAGCGTTGGAGAGCCAGAAGTACCAGTTGTCAACAAACCACGAATCCTTAGCGGCCTATCTCCATCTTTAAGAGTTTCAGACAACCGATACGGAGCAATAAGGTCTCCAGAGGTTGCCGACGTGATAGCTTTTGTCTCAATTAGTTGTATAAGTCGTTTGTAATCTTCGCCCTCGAAAATAACATGCCTGCCATCAGGTGTCATCTTCAACTGAGCAGGAGCATTAGAAGCTCCCTGGAAGCTATTTAGCAATCCGGCTTTGTAGCAATCACTAGCTACAAACGCTTTACCCATCGACAAAGCAACTGCAGGTCCTTGCAAGTTTAAATCTCTGCTCTTACCATCAACATCGAGATTAACATCAGCAACGTTAAACGGAATTACCCTGTTAGGGTCATTAGCAAAGCTATGAAGAGCATCCATCCTGCCCCTACTCTTTTGTTCCATAGCAATAGCTTCATTGTGCTCTTTCAGCTCAGCTTGAATTGTTTCTGCCTCAGAACACTTAGTATCAAATTGAGCTGCAACATCTTCCGGCATAGCTTTACCAGTATGCTCATCTTGGATACTCTTTGCTTCTTTGACAAGCTTATCAAGGTCACCTTGCTTCCTAACAAGCTCGTCTTTGGTTAACATTTTCGGCATTGTTCTTCTCCTTCTAAAATAAGTGTTTTACTTGCTACATCTCACAGTGTCGAGTTCTTAAGCAGAAGTGACGAGCTGTTCGAGTTGAAGATTCCTAAGCCTATTATTAAGCTCAGCTACCTTCTCTGGATTGGCGAGTCCGTTAGCTTTTGCCAGTGCCTTTTCAGACGGTTGGGCAGCTTCACGAAGTGCCGTTAAAACATCTATACATTCGCTAACTAGTTTCATGTTAGCAGCTGATAGCACCTTTCCTGCTTTTACTTCTTCTATCGTACCAATTGACTTGATAGCTTCCTCCAAGAAAACTAATCCTTGCCAAGGAGGAATTTTACCCGTTTTAGCGAACAAAACATCCAAAACAGATTTTAACTCAAGATACCGGTCTTTGTCGACATCATTACTTTCAACATGACAAGCTATAATATCGAGAGCTTTACCAACAATATGCGGCTTGCCATCTATTATATCTGCGTAGAGTAGTTCTAAAGAATCATTTAACTTAATCGTAAAACCATTTACATCTTCCAAAGCTTTGATGTTTTCTAGAGCTTTATCTGCATCCCACTCATAATCGGCTGGAGCAACCTTGAGCTCGTCTATGCCTTCAATAGATTTAACGCTATTTGCATCAATGTAAGCCAACTCATTCATGCCAAAGATGACGGGAGATACTTCAAACAAAGCAACTTCTTTAAGCCTGCGAGCTATCTTATCCCCTACTTCTTGATATTCAAATTTAATAGCATTATACCCAAATGACAAAGCATCAAGAACTCCCTCTTTAATTTGAGTTAGTACTTGATCGCCGAGAGGAGTTTCAGACACATAAGCTTTTATCCACAGGCCGAAATCATCTTCTTTGGCTTCAAGAAGCTTCCCTACTAAGTCTTTAACTGACCAACGATTGTGGTGGTCTAGGAGCTTGACTTTGCCAGCTTTAACGTTCATACCAATAGTACGAGTGAACGCTCCCTTTTCTATAATATCGCCACCACGGTCAACATTTTCAAATACTGCACAGTAGCCTTCAAACGTTCTTTCTTCCGTATTAACTGCTTTGACCTCAAACCTACCTATGATTCTATTGGGGTCAATTGTTCTTATTTTAGGCAAATTATGTCACCTCCAAGTCTAAAACTTTATACCTAAGCTACAACGACATCTAGGATGAAGAGGGGGAGAATCAACGTCTTCATATCCATGGTTAAGCTTAAAAATACTGCCATCTTCTGCAGCTATCGTTTGAATGTCTCCCTCTTTAAAATAGCTTTCATTCTTCTTTACTACTTTATTATCCATACTATTACAAAACAAACAAAGTCGCTCATCTTCAGTTGTAATCCAAACTGAGCTACCGCCTACCTCCTCATAACTAAATCGAGCCCCTCTATTCGTCGACCTTATTATCTCAGTCCTAGCAACTATTTCTGCCCTGATAGTATTCCAACCATAAAATTCTTGTTCAAGAGCTTCTCTAACGAGGTTAACCATCCATCCTTCTTTTTCGCCCTTCTTTATGATAGTTTTTACTTTTTTAACAGAAGTATCGCCTATCTTCTTAGCAAACTTAAATTGATAATTTCTAATAAACTTAATAACTTCAGGATTAGCCATATCAAAATCTAGCCCTAATGCTTTTCCAGTTTCAACTGCTGATTGCATTAAAGGGTCACCTAGAGGAACTTTCCCTACAACTTCGTATCTGGCAAGACGTTTATTTATCTCTCCAAGCCTCTTATATAACCTATTCATTTCAGACTTAGATAGCTCTTTTATCTCAAAAGCATCCAAAGCTTTCCTATATTCTTCAGCATATGTCTTTAACAATTTAGTAATACTTTTTTCTAGCTTTGGATAATAAGAATTTTGTACTCGTCTTAAAACCTTAACTAATTTAGGATTAAGCTTCTTAGAACTTATTTTCTTTTTAATCATCGCTAATTACCTACATCCATGACAACTTGAGCACTGTCTACACGACAATTTGCTACTATAAGAGCTAATCATGCGTAAGGGAAAACTCATGCCCTCAACTTTTCTAAAAAGAGGCTTAACATATTCTTCTTTAACTATTTCTGATGCTACCTGCTCTTTGAGGCTTAATGAGGGCACCAGAAGTCTTCGCTGTAATCTCTTTTCCACTACTTGAGTTAACAATGCCTAAACACCTTCCATTTGCATCTAAGTGTAAATCCATAGACTTGCAGCCATATCTACCAAAAGCTATCTCTATATTCCATTTACAATCCATATTATCGCAAGTTAGAGATACTTTTCCTAGCTTACACCCTCCGCCCTCTAATCGATGAGGGCATTTCTTTGCCTGGCAAACCAACCTTCCATCAACATTTACCGGCTTACAAAATTCCCCCACTATATTTTCCTTCCAATAACAACAATTATTAAATGTTTCTCACCATAAGAGTCATATTCTTCTTCATCAAGCGTATAAAAATCTTCTATCTCATAATTATTTGATTTTAACAAATCAATAAAACTATCAACCGTAATATACTCTTCTATCTCGCCGCCAATATGCTCAGTATTACCGTAAATGTACAACATCAACAGCCCATTTGCTTTTAAAACTCTAGCAATCTCAGGTATCGACTTACTTAAATCAGAAGAGTGTAACACTGACAAACTAAATACTGCATCAAAAGACTCATTATCAAAAGAAAGTTCTTCAGCATTCGCTTCTAAAACTTCAACTTTTACATCTGCATTTTCAATATTTTCTTTTGCTAGCTTTATAGCACTAGGAGAAACATCTATTGCAACTACATCTAAGCCCGCGTTAGCAAAGAAAATAGAATCCCTTCCATTACCGCAGCCTATTTCAAGAACTTTTGGTTTTATTTCATCATCAATCTCACTCAATATCTTTTCTGCAAACTGTTGAGCAAATCTTGATGGGTCCATATCTAATGCCCAATGAGGAGTACCATTAGCATAAGCTCTTTCCCAATCTTCCGGTGACATTTGCTTATATT